TACAAACGCGAACGGTAAAATTTCAATGTCTTGGCTTTCAACCATCTTATCGATTGTCTCTTTATTGTACAACATGTATAAGTTGGCGTAAATTGGAGCTAACCATGGGTCCATTTTTTCTTTTAACCCTCCCGGTAAATATCCAATATCATCAGCCGCTGCAACAACAGGTCGAGTTATAATAATCCTTTCAACTTGACGAGTAAAAAACATATCCAATGCTATTTGACACGCCAATAACGTTTTTCCAGAACCTGCTTGACCTTTTAATAAAGTAACTGTATTAGTTAATATATCTGCTTTTGCAAGCTTTTGCTCTTCATTTAAAGTTAAATGAAATTTTACAGGGCCTTTAGGTTTTCTTTTTTCTGTATTATTTAATTTATTATTTACTTCCATAATATAACCTTTTAAAATAAAATTTATTTATTTTGCTCTTCTACCATGTATTCATGTACACTATTAATATAATCTGCAGACAATGTAATATATGCTGATACCCATCCTGATAATTCATGTCCTTCTTGTATCATTTTGTATAATTCAGCCCCGTTAGTAATCATAGCACGCAATTCGGCTTTAGCCATGGAAGCTTCATGATCATGTTTTTTAGTAGGAATCATGTTAGTCATTTCTTCTTTAATTATTGAACGAATAACACTTTTAATTTTCTTTTCCATATTAAAATATATTTCTAATAAATATCTACTTTTTATTTTAATCAGTAGAAAAGGAGCTATTACTAACTCCTTTTCAAACTTATAAAATATTACTCAGATTATACTAAGTGTAAACCATGAATCTTAACAGTACCATAAAATTCTGGACGAACCATTTTCTTAGCATAACGAGTCATAACACCTTTACGTGGAGTAAAGTTGGTAGGATCATAAACTAATGGAGTCATAATTAATGGAATGTATGGAGCATACACAGCTCCTGTTTCTAGGAACTGAGCACCACGGTAACCTAATAACACTACGTTGTCAGTCATATATGGGTTTTTGTATACAGTGTAGCGGCTATTTAACATACCAACTTTCTGAACACCCATTGCAAACTGCATTTTGTCGCCATTAGTATCAGCAGCATATCCTGGGATAGACTCTAATATAGTAGCAACGTCAGGAGAACAAACTAAGAAGTTTGCACCACCACGCATTGTCTTTTGGTGAATTTTATTAGATACTTTTTGAATCTTAGTTCCTAAAGTTTGGAACCAAGTTTGTTGAGTATAAGCAGCTGCAGCAGCATTACCAATACTAGCAAAAGTATCAGAAGCGGCAGAGTACTCATATCCTAAAGCTGCTGACCAATTTTCAGTAGTCACTGCATTTTGAATCAACATATCTAAAATTTCTAAATCAATTTCTTGAGAAATATATTCAGATAACATAGAAGTTAATTCAGCTTCAGCATCAATTGAATGATAAGCATTTAAATCTTGAGCAAATTCTGGAGACCAAACTGCTTTTAACTTACGAGTTTTAGCAACAATAGCTTCAGATTTCAATTCAACATTGATTTCTGGAATATTGATGTCAGTTCCGTTACCTGTAGTATCTTCAAAATCACCACGAGTACTCGCAGCCGGTTGTTTTTGATATTGAACATTAACATTAGCAGCAGCAGCGGTAGATAAAATAGATCCAGATACAACAAACGTTAAAGTTGTGTCATTAACATTTTTAGTAAATTGTGGAAATACAGTATTAATATGACCTGTGCTAGAACCTGATAATGAATAAGCACGAACACCTTCTAAATCTGGACTAGTTAATGAATCAACAGATACAGTAAGTTTCTTAAAGTGACCTGCAGCAATTGAAGCAGAAAACGCAGTAGTAAAATTACTATCGTAGTTAAATTCATCTAAGTCAGCATCAGATGCCATTGTTAATGCAGTGCTAATTTTAATTTTAGTTGCATCTGGAGTAAAAGATCCAGAAGCGCTAATAGAAGCAACTGATTTATTCATTGAATATCCGAAACGACCAGCTCCATAAAGACCTTGAGAAGCATTTGCAGTATCAGAAGTTACACCAAATACTGAGTTATTTTGATAACCAGCAGCGCTAGGTGTAGTACTAGTGTTAGTTGTGCTAAATCCAGGTTGAGATGAACCATATTTGAAGTCCATGTAAAATACAAGACCTGATGGTAAATTCATTGGTTGAACAGATACGAAGTCTTTAGCTGCAATTTCTGCAAACACACGACGTACTAATGGTAAAGCAACACCTGACCATTGTTCTGAGTTTGATGCAGTACCAGTTGCATTAGCTTCTGTTACTAATTGTTTTGCTTGATTTTCAAGCATAATCGCCATACCGTGTCTATCGTACTCGGTATCGATTCCTTCTAACAAACCGGTTTTTGACCATTTGCCTACTAAGCCTTTGGTCTCGTCCATTTGTTTACGAACAGCAGATGTGCTTTCGTTTAAAATTGAATGTAATGACATTTTAAATTTTGTTTTAAGTTAATTAATTATTTTAATCCTGCTAGTTTTTTGAAACGATTAGCTAATTCAGTACTTTCAGAAATTATTTGCCTTGCAGGTTTTGTTGAAGCAATAGGCTTCGAGGCAAACGATTCTTTAACTACTTTTCTAGTTGATGGCATTTTAAAGCCTTCAGCTAAAGTTGAATATACTAATTTTACTTCACGCAAAGTAAAAGCTCTATCGAAATTTTCGATCACTTTCATTTTTTGTCCTTCATTTAAAGAAAAATTACGGAATAATTTATTAGAATACAAAAGTTTAGCATTTAATAAATTTACTTCATTAATTTTGCCTTTTAAGAATCGTATTACATTATAAGCTTCTTCAAGCTCTTCTGCAGGTACTTCTTCTGTTTTTTCTTCTTCTGGTAATTCTTGTTCCTCATCTTCTTCACGTAAAGATCTAATGATTTCTTCAATGTTGATTTCTTCATCTTCTTCGGATGTCAAACGTCTGCTTTCTGCATCATACTCATCTTTTTCAGACTGAGTCATATCACTTCGCTTCTTTTCTTCTTCCATAGACGGCTCTTCCATTGCTGGGTTTTCGTCGCCTTCTAATTCTCTGATAATTTCTTCTAAATCTAAATCATCTTCTTCACCTTCCATAGTCGGTTCTTCTTCTGGCACTTCGTCGCCTTCTTCTGGCACTTCGTCGCCTTCTTCTGGCATTTCGTCGCCTTCTTCCATTTCTGGTTTTTCTTTCATTTCCGTTTCTTCTTCTTCTGTTGGTATTGCATCATTTTCGTCAGTCTCGTCTTCGTCAGACAAGTCTTCAGCTAATTTAGCAGACAACATAGATTGAAGTCTTGGAGTGAAAGCTTCTTCTAGAGCCATCTTCGCATTTGCTAGCGCAGTTTGTCTCACCGCTTTTGCATCAGCAATAGCTTCTTTTAATAGGTCTTTCATTGTCCTTTTATTGTTTTTAATTGGAAATAAGATTATTGGAAATCTTAATAAAATAGTTATTTTATTGCACCTTATATAGAAATAAGGTATTGTGCGTTACGATAATAAATATGTACATAGACAGAAAAACCTATCCATTTGTATGAAATATTTTTAAGAAATTTTAAGTTAAGTATCTATAATAGAGTACTAACTACTGTGGCTTAGTTTTTCTATTTAAGTATCGCTGTCGAGCGGCGCTAGGTTTAGTAGTTGATTTAGTATTATCTTCTTTAGAGTCAGAGTTAATTTCAGCTTGATGTTCTTTGATATGTGCTATTAATTTTTTAATTAATTTAAAAATTTCTAAACTTTTTCCGACCATTCCTGAAATAGCAAATACAATTAATATTCCTGATGTAATTGAAGGAAATAAATAAGCTGCAAGAGCTAATAAAACAATTGTAACTAATAATACTCCTGCTATACCAGCTATTTTTTGTCCTAGTTCTCCAACTCCTAATTTTTTAGCAAACCAAGAAAAAGCTTTATCCATTATTTTAGCTGGAAAGCCTGTTACACTTTTAATTGCAGAAACTACTTTTTCAATTCTAGCTTTTAATTTATTTTCATCAACGCCGGTAAATCCTATTTTATTTAATCCTTCAGTTAAAATGTGTATAAATGCGGAATTACCTAATACAGTACCAACAGCTTCAATAGAATGTAATATACCATCGACTTCATTTAAATAAGACCTAGATTCTTTAATTTCTTTTTTTATAGCATCAACATCAGATACGTTAATATCATCAACTTTACCGTCTGCATCTATTAATGCAGAAAGCATAGCTGCTTGAACTTCATCGTCTGTAATATCTTCTCCGTCTTTTTTAAGTTCAGTACTTAAAGCAGACATTTGTGCTTGCACTGACTCTGCATCTCCAGTTGCGGATTCTGTTAAAAGTTTTATAAGATTTGTCGTTATAACATTTTGTGCTATAGGAGCTAATTTCATATTATTATTTCTTAGGAGCAGGTTTAACTCCTTTGTCTTTGCTAGGCTCTTCCTTAGCTACATAATTTTTATCCACCCAGTTAAAAAATCTCTTTTTATCTCTAGGAGCTTCTAAATCTGAAGGCTCTTGAATTTTAAACTTTTTCATTGCTTTTGAAAAGAACTTTTGATAGTCATCTCCTGAAGTCGCTTCTGTAACCATACCACCTACATCATAATACTTATTTAAAGTACCTCCGATATCTTCATAAGCAGATTCTAAACGCTGTTGCAATGTCGACATTTCTTGAGCTGTCTTTTCAAATATTTTAAATGATTCACCTAAATGTTTCATATGACGATTAACGGTATTAGCGTCAAACCAATCTTCAGTTTCAGACAAAGTTAAATGATGAGCAGCTTCAATAAGCTCTCCTAAATATTGAGAAGTTTCTTTTAAAGAATGTTTTCTATAAATTGAATTTGAATGTTCTGCAAATTGATACACAGCTTCTAAAAAAGCTTTTTTCTGTTCTGTAGACATACCAGCAGTAGCGTCTTCACCTTCTTTAAGCAAATCTGCTAATTTAATTTATTTATTTAATTTCATATTTTCTAATTTAATTGCTTTTTTTATACATAAATAACATTTTAAAATCTAGATTTAAATACATTATTTATATAAAATATAGTTCCAATATTTTTTCCATTAGACCCTCCATCAGGATGAGTGTAATTAATTGACACTGAAAAAGTATATCCTCCAATTTGTCCTGAAGGTACTGCAGTTATGTCAAGTGTCATTGAAGAAAATAAAGAATTAAGTACTGGTGTACGAATTTCTTTAGATAAATCATAGGTATAATAAAATCCATTACGAGTCGTTTTATTCAACCCTAATGAAGCTATAATGCCAGTTTTAAGTTTAAGTTCTTTTTGCACTCCTTTAATTACTGCTTCGCTAGGAGCTTCAGTATTTGAAACTGGTTGAGTAAATTCCAATACTGATTTAACTTCTTCTCGTATTATTTTTTGTAAATCTAATCGTTTCATTATCCTTTATATTTTGCAGGGTTTCCGTCGACGTTATATTTTGAAGGATCTTTTATTTTTACTATTTTACCAGCTAAATTGTATTTACTAGGAACCTTATCTATATTTAATTTTGAGTGATCAACTAGTTGAGCACTTTGACTAGAATATATGGAAGGTTTAAGATTAGCTTTACTTGATTTATATAAATCTTCTAATTTCATATTAATAATTATTTAATGTCTGATAATATATCGGTAATTAATCGATTAACTTTTGCATATTTAGATGGTTTAATTAAACCATGTTGCATTGATTCATTAACTGGAGCTAGAAAAGCTCCTTGAGTAGATGGATTAGATACAAAGTCAAAAGCAATTAATTCAAAATCATCTTGCACTTCTACTTTGCCTTCTCCTAATTCTTTTACAGATCCTAAACCTCTAGAAGAAATTCCTAATTTAATACCACACTTAAATAACTCTTTTAAAATATTACCTGAAGGAGTTGAAAGCACTTCTACAGTTCCAACTAAATCATTCTCTTGCCAATGCATTTCTGTAATGTTATGAGACACGTTATTTAAATTTACTACTGAAGAATCTGGATGATCTAATTCTCCTAAAGCTCTTCTTTCTTTTATATTAATATCAGAATATTTTTTTGCTTCACGCATTAATACATTTCTAGGATATACTCTCCCGTTTTGATTTTTAGCTTCTGCACGTTGTAATACGCCTTTAACCATTAATCGTCCATTGTTTTTTTCCATAGACTCATTTATTTGTTCCGGAGTAACGTTAAATGTAATATAGTCTACTATTAATTTTTTTTCCATATTAAGATGCTAATTCTTTTAATTGTTTTGAAACCCTTAATAAACGCTCACTAATTTTAGTAAGATTTTCTCGAGATGATTTCCAATATATACCGTTATCAACTCCTATTTCTTGTTTTAAACGTACATTTTGATTAACTACTTTTTCAATTTCTTTCAATCCTCTATTAATAAAATTAATTGAATTATTAATTTTTGACTTTGGAGAAGCTATTGGATCTTTTCTATATTCATTATATGAAATTTCATTAAGATAAAGTTCCTTAGAAAATTTCATAAAATCCGATTCTTTAACTTCGTTCTTTTTAACTTTCTTAACTTTTTTATATCCTAGCATTTCTATAGTATCATCACCTAACTCTCCAAAAGCATTAGGAGTTTCATACCCGCCGGCGCCTGCTGAAGTTGATATTTCTTCAATGTCGTCTATTTGAAAGTCATCTTCTTCATCATCTATTAAACGAGAATTATCTTCAGGTTCTCCAGACTCTTTAAGAATTTTTTTAAATGTATTTATATATAACATAAATTAATAGTAATTATACTTTTTTAAGTTCTTTAATTAATTCGTGGTAACGTAATAAACTTAATATATGAGTATCTTTAATTGATTTAGCTACTGAAATTTCATTTAATAAATTAGTTACTTCTGTTAATTTAATTTTAACAACTTTATCATCAACTTTAGAAGTTAATGTTTTTAAAGAAGTTTGAAGTTTATTAACTTCATTAACAATAAAAGATTTTAATTCTGTTCCTTCTGAAACGGCATTGATATAATTTCTTAATATAGATTTCTGTCCTTCATTTAAATCGTAATATTTTTCATTGAATTTATCAACTAAAATTTTATAAGACAATAAACGAACGTCTTTGTCTTGTTTTATAAATTCAGACATTTCATTCTTAACAGCAGATTTAGCAACGTCTTTACGAATTATATGCTCAACAATTGTATATCTATTATTAACTGATTCTGTTGGATGATCTGCAATGGTATATTCAAACATTTTATAAATTGCAGCTAATGCCTTGTAATTATTAACTTTAGATTTAAAAAAATCTTCTAATACGTAATTATTTTTAATTTCTTTAATTAAATTATATTTCTGTCTGTTAAGAGCGGCTTGATTTAATTGAGATTTAGCTAGTAATACAGCTTCAATTAAGTGATTAGCTTTTTCTTCCTTTGTAAATTTTTCTTTAATTAAAGTTTGATACAAATTAAATTCTTTAGCTAATTCTGTAGACTTAGCAAAATACTTTTTAATAAGTGGTATTGCCTTTGAATCGCTATTGTTTAAAGTATCTGACGTTACTTGACGTACAAGTAATTCGAATAATACTCCGGTGTTTTTAAATTTTGAGTGCTTTAAATTTTTCATTCAGAAAGGCTTTTATTTTCTTTACTAATAAATATGGAGATAGTAATCTTTTAATTTTATTCTGGTATAATATTTGATTCGTTTAGCATACTAGAATTTGATTCTGTTAATATTTTCGGCGATTTGACTATTAATTTACTTAATCCGTATTTTTTAATAGTATCCATAGCTGATTCATTTCTAGAATTTTTCCAAGCTACTTTACCTATAGGATCATATCCTCTAGGATGTTCGTGAGTATTATATTTTATTCCTTCTTTAGGACGACCAGCTCCAGGCCACCCACCTTTCGGTGTGCGTTCTGATTTAGCTTTACTATCCGCTTCTTTATCGTATTTTTTTTGAAGGTCTAAATTTATTTCAGATTCTTCTAAATTTGGATCTTTACTTTCTCCAAATGGGTTTGCAGCAGCTTCTTCTCCGCCTTCTTCTCCTTCTCCTTCTTTTTTCTCTGGCTCTTGATTTTTAGGATCAGCCGGGTCTTTGCCTTCTTCTTCAATTTTCTTAAATCTAAATGCTTCTTGATGATTTTTAACAAGCTCTTTAGTAATATCTTTAGATTCATCTTCAGTAAAATTAAATATATTTTTATAAATCCATTCTCTGGAAATTAATTTCTTTTCTATCATTGATCCTGCTAAATCAACTTTACTAGCATATAAAGTTAATTTTTCTTGTTCATAAATTGTCGAAGGCGATGTCATTGATAATTCAAAACTAACTAAATCTTCATTGGTAAATCCTTGCGCGAATAAATGTACTATTGCTATTTTATGAAGTTCTGAAATTACAATCCTTTGAATTCTTTCAATGGTTCTAGCAAATCGTACATCTTCAGCTGCTAGCGTAGCTTTGCCTGTAATAGCTTCGTCGTATCCTAAAAATGCTTTAGGAACTTTTAATGCGGCCATCATTTTATTACGAAGATATTCAATATCTTCTATACCGGTAAATTCCATACCAGACAGCGTGTCAATTTCAGTTCCTGATTGACCACCCCTTACAGGTAAAAAATAATCTTCTAACATGTTTTGCATATTAAATTTTAAATTATAGTCACCAGTTTGTGGATCAACATAAGGAGTTTTTTTCATTTGGTTAATAATACGTTGCATGTAATTATCAACTTCATTAGGAGGAATATTTCCTACGTCTATTTTAAATATACGTTTTTCAGGTGCTCTCATTATACGATGAATTAACATCGCGTCTTCCATTAACGTTAATTGTTTCCAAACTTTTCTACCTCCTTCAACCATTGATTTTCCATATGGTAAAAAATTAGAATCATTTAATAAACGAAAATGAGCTACTTCAAAATTTTGATATGATATATTTCCTCCACCTAATTGTTTAAACTCAACGTGATATGGATTTTCTATTGACATTCCTTCTTCACGAATAATTTCATAAGCTGATAATGGAGTAACGTTTACAATTCCAATTTCTTCTTGAATATCTAAGTGTAAATAGAAATCTCCATATTTACACATATTTCTAACCCATGGCCAAAGATTAAATTCTATATTTAAAACATCATAAAATAAATTATAAAGAATTTTCTTAACATTATCATTATCACTGGTAATTCTTAATACATCACCGAAATCGTCTTTCATAACAGTTTCGTCTGCGTAAATATCCAATGCAGATGCAATAATAGAATCTTGATCCATTACTTCATAATCTGTATATAATTCAACTTTTGAAGAAAAATAATTGTAATTTGGATTGTAAGTATTTGCTGAATTAGGTCGAACTCCGTGAAGTCGAGTATATCGATCAATAAATTTAGAGTTGTGTGGATTTCCTAAAGATTGTAAATGATCACTATCAACTACTTTTAGTTGGTTTTTACCAACTTTACGAACTATAACATTGTTATTGAATAAACGTTTTAATCGTCCGTATAATGTTTTATCTGCCATATTTAATTAGCTATTTTAAATAAATATCTAAAACCCTAATAACCAAGACTATTTTACAATAACCATGTTAAATCTTGGTCTTCTCCCGGTTTTCCAGTAGTCATAGACCATCCAGCATTTTTTAAATTGCCAGCTGTATTATTATATGCACCTCTTCCCATACCAAAATAATCTAAAGTTTTTCTGTTTAAATCCATTCCTTGTTGACGAAGTTTCAATGCGGTATCTCGCATCCATAATGCAATAGAAAATGCCATTACTAAATCATCGTTATAACCACGTTGTGCTTCTGGTCGCGAGCCGTTCCAAATAAATACTTGCAGTTCTTCTATTAATCGTTTACTGCGTATTATAGGAAGTCGCTCTCTCATGTAAGTGTCTAATTTTGAAATTACTAAAGGACGAGTTCGAGATGATGTAGTAAATCCAGGAGTCATTTGTGAAGTATCTTTTAAATCAACATATCTAGCTAATTGCTGTGATACGTCTGATACAGAATTGTCTTTAGGAGAATAATATAAATTTTTATAGCCTCTGTCTATTGCTACTTGAATAGATGCCCAACCAACATTAGCATTTTCAATTACTAACAAAGCGTCATTGTATTCTGTAGCAATGTTTACTAACATGTTTCCATAATCTTTAGTAGATATATGTCCTTTGAATTCTGCTATTTGTGAAATGGATTCAACGTCAATAACATGAAATGCTGAGTAGTCAGCTCCATCTCCACGAGCCACGTCAGCTACTACAATGTAGTTTTTAGTATAATCAGGTAATTCCCAAATCCATAATCCAGATTCTGGACCACGAGTTTCTATAGGAGGTTTAACGTGAGTTTCTTCATACCATTTTAAAAGTGGTCCTTCAATTACGGAATGACCTGAAGTGATAAAGTCACAATCACATTCTTGTGCAGCGCCTTTTGCTCCTAACAATTCATCTTGTCTATCTCTCCAATTTTGATCTCTGTCAGGATGTACATCCCAACGAAGTTTAATTGGATTAAATTTAACTGATTTAGTACTTTCATTAATAACACCATTTTCAGCATTTGCCCAAGTTTTATGAAAAAAGTTACCGGTGCCATTAGGAGTTGATAATATAATTGCTCCTCCTCCTGTTGCTAAAGTTTGTTGTGATGATATCCAAATTTCTTCTACATTGGAAATAAACGCAGCTTCATCTATTATTAGCAAAGACAATGCTTCTGAACGTCCAGAGTCTCCTGACGATGAAGTTGCTTTAATTTGAGAACCGTTATTAAGACGTAATGATAATTTATTATCTTCTGATGCTGGTAGTTTTAGCCATGATGGTAAATTTTCATACATGACTTTTACCTTTAAAACTAAATTTTTTGCTACTTCTTGTTTAGTAGCGATAACTAGAATATTTTTATCCCCAAAAAACGTCATAAGCCAAAGAGCATAGCCGGCGCTTAGAGTCGATATACCTAATTGCCTTGATTTTAATATGACGTTATAATCATGATCTCGTAGGTCTCTTAAGGCCTCCTCTTGAAACGGATATAAATGAAATGGAATTTTTCCTTTTTGTGGATGTTGAATTTGACAAAATCTTTTCATGAAGTGGACAGGATCTATTAAACATTTCTTGTACTCTTCTTTGATTATTTCTTTTAATGACTTTGCTTCCATAACCTAAACTATTAACGTATTGTAAATCCTAGTACAGTAGTTACGATTAATCCTGATACTGCTATTCTAAAATACTTGTTTGCTTTTTTTGCTTTAACAACATCTTTTTCCAAACCAAATACTATGGTATGATACTCAGTTTCTTTTTTTCTATACAACTCAATTTGCGATGCATAGTTAGATACTTTGTTAACGTACATTGTAACCAATCTATCGTTTGTTTTAGTTTTTTCTTCTAATTGATTTACTAGTATGTTAGTCTTAGCTAATTCTACTTTTGCAGAATCGCCTTTTATTAAATCAATTGCAATTTGTTTTGCAACGCTGTCTGGAAAACAATGAACTTTTTTATTTGTACCTGTTTGTGAAAAAGTCGCTAAGCTCATCGTGATTAGCACTACTAATAATTTTAATTTTTTTACCGTAATCATTTTGTATTTTTTTTATTTTGTTTTTTGTTGAGTCAATTTGTGAATCCATTAAAGATAAACTATCTCTATAAACTGCAATGGTATTATCGTATTTAAGTTGATCTTGTTCTAATACATTGATAATTTTTGATAAACTGTCAATTTTAATTTTTTGTACTGCATATTTATCTATTTCATTTGAATTATTTGAAGTAATAATTATGATTGCAATTAAAACTGCAATTACGATTAATAATATACTTGAAAGTTTATTTATTTGTAACATTACTTTTATATTATATAAATATAAAGCTAGTAATGTTAAGTAATAATAGCTGGGCTCGAAGGGGTTACTGTCGATCCAACTACTGGCGCCGGTCCGCCTCCTGCTCCTGAAATTGCTTGTCCCGGAGGAGTTATAATAGTTGCAGTTTTAATATATTCATCAATTGCAGTAGCTAAATCATTTGCTAGATTTCTTTGAGCAGAACTAGCATCTACTGCTGTCTGTGCTGTTTGAAATGCTAATAATATTTTTGCTTCTAATAATGTTTTTACTAATGGCATAACTTTTACATTTTATTTTTTATCTTTAATAGGACCGCCTACTACCCATGAATTGCAAGTTCTAGATCCGGCACATTTAAATTTAAGAAATGTGCAATATCCTAATTTTCCAGCTTCAATAGTATCCCAAGCGTCTTTTGCAGCTCCTTCCGTATCATCTGTTTCTGGTTCTACAATTACGTCATCACCTTCAGCTAATTTTTTTAAATTGCTATTATAAAGAGCTTGATCAAATGTTTGTTGTAAATATTCATCATAGCTTTTTGGGCCATTAATAGTTTTAAAATAATCACGTATTTGATCTACAACAGTTTTAATATTAGCATATGGATCTATTACCTGAGCTGCTATGATAGATTCTATATTTTTAATTATTTTCGAATCGGTAACTTTAATTTTGAATTTTTTTATTGCTGATTTTAAATTGTTTAAATCTTTAGTAAGAAATTCATTAATAGATGTGTTTTCGGTAGAAACTGATTTTTTAGCTATTGGAACTTCAACTTCTCCTGATGTAATTCCTTTTTCAATACAATTAAGCATTCTAGAAGTTATATTAAAAGCGGCGCAATTATTACATCTAGATGACTTAGCTTCTTCCATGGAATCTAATTGCCACTCAGACGCTTTTGCTTTCCAAAATTTAATATTTGGATTGTTAGGATTTAAAGGACCATATCCATATTCGTCAATTGCTTTTTGACGATGTTCAAGATTGACTTCGATATTTTGAGTCGCTATTGGACATTTAGGAGTTTCTCCTTCCGCTTCTTTTAATAAATCTACTAACTTAATCATTTAATTTTCGGTTGAAATTTCATAATGTATATCGTAAGTAATTGCGGCTATATTAACTGCATATACTAATTTATCTTCTTGTGCTTTTGGAAATTTATCTTTTGCTAATTGATAAAACATTTTATAGTTATTTTCGTCAGCTAATTTAGTTAATTGCTTTTTATTTTTTTTAACCCAATCGTCTACAGCAGCGTTAATTTCTAAAACATCACTGTTAATGTCAATGTTTAAAAATGGTTTATTTGCAGGGCCTGTATTCATATTTAATACTGGAATTGGTAATTTAATATACCAATTTTCTCCTTGCGCTTGATTACCCATTGCTTGAACAATATCACTAGATTTAAAATTTGGAAAATCTTTTATAGCCATATTATAGTAATTATTCCAATTATTTTCATCTACAAACGCTTTTAAAGTAATTTTATTATCATTAAAGAATTTTTGAATTGCAGTACGCACTTCAATTATTTCATTACTTAAGCGATAGGAATCTTCAGATATTTCTTTTAATAAATCTACTAGCTTAATCATTGTTACTTACGACGATTCTTTTTCCAAGTTGCAATAGATTCTTGAAGTATTGTTTCTAAATCATTCAATATACGATTTTTAGATTCTTTAAATAATGTAGTAGCTTTTGCAACTAATTTGTCTGTAACGCCTCCATGTGCATGTTGGTAAACGTTTTTTAATTCACCAGCAGCCGCTTTTTTTAAAATATCTAAAGCTTCAGAATCTTTAAGATTGCTAGTTAAATTATTTATAACACTAACAGCATTTGCTGGAACACCTTGCAATGCTTTAACACTATATTTTAATAAAGCTTTAAATACTATTTTTTGTTCATCATCTAATTTACCTATAAATGTCGTAAATGCTTCTTCTGGCTCCATTGGAGCTACAGTTACAAATACATCTATAGGTTTATCACCATTTTCAGCATCATCAACAACTGTTGCATTTTTTAATGTTTTAGAAACCGAACTTAAATTCTTGGAAGTTACATCTATAACTTCCTCAGCATTATCAGCATATATGTTTTTTGATTTTTCAATATCATTAAATGCTGTTATAATAGCGCCACTAGAATCTCGACCTCCGTCATTTCCCATTACAACTCTATAAAAATTTTGTATTAAATTAGTAGCTATATTTGTTGGATGAATTAAAAAAACATCTGTAACATATTGTTTTTTATGTAATGTATCCATATTAGCAACAATTTTTCCTGGATCATCTCCAGCTTCGTCATAAGACATATTTAATTGTTTATCAATAGCATCTGCTTGTTTTACAGATTGAAAATATCTTACAACACGCTTATAATCATTATATGAATCTAATTTTGAAATCGTAGCTTCAGCGTCTAATTTATCTAACATATCTAAATTATCTATAGAATCTTTGCCGTCAAACATTAATTTATCATTACTAACAGTAATTTTAAGCTCTGGTAATGATTTTGCTAATGTAGTGGTCCACATTTTGCTAATATCTTCAAACCATTTTGCAAATTGTTCTGGATTTTGTTTAGCTTTTTCTTTAAATAAATAAAATGCGTGTACAAATCCTGTTAATTGATCTTTAGCAGTTTTACTTTGAAATTCAGCTCGCAATTTATCTACGGTAAGATCTTGCCCGCTTTTTGTAGTTGATGAAATTCTAGGGTCATCTGCTAAATCAGCTATTTTATTCATTGTATAACTTTTTCCGCCAGCCGGCGCTCCTAGAATTGCTAAACCCATTGGTTCAGAAGTAGATAATGTATTAGGACCCGCTTCTAATAAATAAATTTGTTTTTGATATTCCGATTCTGAAATAATTCTTGCAGTACGCTTCATTTTTAATGTTGCTATTTGATCCGCAATTGAAATTTTTAATTTTTGTTTCATTGTATTTTTAGTTAATATTGTTTTTTTATTTTGAATAGATTCTTTTGCAAAAGGTGGAGTTACATTAAATTCTCCAGCTTCTAAAGGACTTTTGACTGTATCTGGTTTCGGCCCACCGACTTTATCATCAAATTGAGGCATATCTGCGCGAGCGGGAGCATTGTCATTTTTTGGTAGTGCTGCTAAATTTTCTGCTACTTTTTGTGCAATTGATAATCTTAATTCATCTACTGCTTTCTCACCAGCTTTTTTTTGTTTTAAACTAATTTCTTTTAGTGGTTGCACAGAGCCTCCAGACCATTTATTAATTTTTGCAAGTATACTTGCATCTTTAAGAATCTCATAACACATTCGTCTGTTAAGCAATGGACCAGGAGCGTTTTTGTCTGTTCGTTTTCCTAGATTAGCCATTATCATTTTAGTAATTTTATCTGCGGGCTCCCCTAAAATATTTGTATTAAATTCTGCACTTTGAGATGGAGTTTTTTGAGTACCACCTAATTTAGCTGCTATTGTTAATTGAGCTGCTGCAAGAATTTGATTGGTATTTTTTCCTGGCCATTGAATGTCCGTACTATCTACTTGAGCAGCGTCTCCGCCAATGCCTATCATTCCAGACCATCGATGATGACCATCAATAATTAATTTACCTGAAGTAACAATACCTGCAGCTGTTGGGTTGTCTATAGCTTGTAAAAATGTTTTGGTTGAACCTAATGGATAAGACATTGACTGCATTAAATCAATTTGATTTTGAGTTGGCTGAAAGCCCATTGCAGCGCCACTGCCTTTACCTATAGTGATTTTATCATCTGCAGCATCTCCGTCATTATCAGCAGCTTGCTTTTGTAATAAAGCTCTAGCTTCTTCAGAAGAACCTTCTGGCCCGTCTAAATATGCACGCATTGCTGCTGGTCCGGCCATATAAGCTTTTTTAAGATTTGCTGCAATAGTTGCAGTATCAGCTTCAAGTATTAACGTTTTTAATTTTATCATTTTATCATTTTATCATTTTATTATAATATTACCAAGCTCTACATGACCAATATCTAGCTTTCCATCTAGGTCCTGGGTTTTCACAGTTATGTCTAGCTCTAAACGATTTTCTTCGTGCAGGATTGTCTTTTTTAATTTTCATTCCTGGTTCGCCAAAGCCTACTTTAACTACATTTCCTTTTTCATTTTTAACATAAACAGCTCGCTTTCTAGGACCGCCGGGTGTATAAAATGGTTTTCCTAAATTTACTTTTCTGCCTTGATACTCAGCTTCTTCTATCTTTTTTTTTAGTTCTTTAAGTGGTTGAACTAAATCTTCTTTTGTATTTTTAGGAGTTTTTGCTTTTTTATCATACGCAGCAGTGTCAACACCTTTTTGTTGTTGCTTGGTGCCATTTGCCATCATATCTAATTCAGCTTCACTTTGACGATAATCTTCTACATTGTTTTCAAACCATCCAGCTTGTAAAGCTGCATTGTTCATAGCCGTTGCAATCATATCTTGATCGCCTTCGGCAAATTCCATAAAAGCTAGTTCATAAAACTCATCCCACTCATCTTTATCAGCAAGAGTTTTTAATTTCTTTTTATTTTTATCAAAGAATTTAAACACAGCTTCTTGAGTGTATTCTGGTTTAACTTTTTCAACAGCTTCTTTTAAATTTAAAAGATCTTTTAATTTAATCATTATTTTTTTCTTTTAAGTGATTTGATAGATTCTTTAACTATTTTACGAACTCTCATTCTAACTACATGCTCTTGAAGTTTATGATCAAGTAAATCTTGAACATCTTCTTCAGGCTCTGAAGATAAAATACTGTGGAAATTAACATCTGCTTTATCAGCAGCGGCTTCTACAGCTTTAAGTATTTTGTGTTGTACGATCAAAGCTTTTTTCAACTTCTCACGCTTTACAGGATCAGACTCGTTAACAAATGCAGTTTTAAGTTTAAGCATTTTAGCTTCTTCAGTTTGCATTTCAAGCATTTTAGCTTGAAGGTCTTCAGTTGCTTTCTTTAACTCTTTCGATACTTTCGGGTTCATAATTATCTTGCTTCAATTTATTTATAAAATTTTCTTTAAATAGTTTAAATTCATTTTCAATTTTATCTGCCATTTCTTCTTTACTTACAGCTCCAGTCCAAACTTCAGTAGTTCCGTCTGAATTAACATACGTCAATGGATTTCGAAATGCTTCTACTATTTCCATTGCTTCTGCTTCTGCTTCTTTTAACCAAGCTTCAGCATTAGCTAACATTTTTTGTTTTTCATACACTTCGTATTTTTTTTCAATATGAAGTTTATGTTCAAAATCTATTTGACAATCAAAACAATGTTTTTCCAATGCCCAAAACTTTTTATCTAATCGTTTTGTCATTGGTTGGTTACATTTAGGACATTCTGCTGGCATTCTTGTTTTTGCTAGCATTTCACGTAATTCATCAAGTTTACCTTTTTGAATTTTAAATCCATTTCTTTGTTCCCACTCAACTCCATGAACGTCTTTCCACGTTTCTCCAACTTCACGTTTTTGTTCAACCTTATTACTATTAAACCCAATATTTTTTTTAGTCTGCGACTTATGGGTACCATCTAACATTTGTCGAATGGCTTTTATATTTTGTAACTTTGTCATAACTTTATTAATAAATATACTATTTTCTAAAAGTACTGGCCAATCCACCTAAAATAAATTTACCGGTTATTTTAAAAGGTTTAGAATAAATTGTTTTATCTCTAATTACAATTCCTTCATGCTCACTAACAGGGCCTAGCGGAGAAGATAATTTATCTAATATAGCATCTCCTAATTTCATAGTAGCTAAATAAATAATATATCCATCTACGGCATCTTGATTATCTTCAGGATTTTCTATGAATTCATCTAATGGTATGCTATCTGATATTTTAATTAAAACTTCTTTAGATAAAGCAGATATTGTTTTACCGTCAATAGTTTTAATACTTGAAGTTGGTACTTTTGCTTTAGCTAACCATTGAGAAAGAGTTTTAGTTTCTTTATCAGCAGCTGTGTAAACAACAGTATATTTTGTATTTAATTCTGATTGTAAATCTGGAGCTCCATCTAATGTAGTTGGTATAGATCCTAAAATTTCATATCCATTTTTATTTGCTACAGGAGCTAAATTATTTAGCAAATCTTGCATTGCAGCTTTATTATATGATTTTTCTTTAGTAGCTCTTTTAGTTGGAGTTACTTGCTCTATTTCTAATAAGCCATGCACTGCTAGGAAATTCTTATCATAAGCTAGAACATTTGTTGATCCTGCTACATACTCTATATTAAATAGAATATTTGGATTGTCCCATAATCCTAACTTTTTCAATGCAGGAGTGCAAGCTGGTATGGAATCATTGAAAATATCTAATACTTTACCACCTACAGTAATCATTCCATGTCCAGCTCCGAATCGATCTGTTAATTCTGCTTTGGTAATACCTTTAACATCTAATGGTTTATTAGAACCTCTATCCATTACATAAACTTTTTTATTGTCTAATGTAATTAATCGAATAGAAGCATTGACTCCGTCTATTTTAACAGATGCAGGCCCTTTTTTTAAATAATTTATAGATTGCTGAAATACAGTTACTAAATCTTTTCCTGTGTTTACCCAATCAATATTAAATGGATGAGCCATATGCCCTCCAGCGCCTCCTTCTTTTAAAATAGATTCAGTTTCAATTTGTTCTGGAACGCAATTTGGAACTTTTTTAGCTCCTTTCTTTTTCATTCCGACTTGATGATATCCTGTCCAACATGGATCTTTTTTATCTTCATTTAAATCTAAAGAAGTTTCCCACCATTGTTTGGAAAATAAAGTTGATTCGCTCATTGATTCTAATTTATTAAATACCATATCTGAAGTTTTTTTATCATACCAACCAAATATAGCTTTGAATTGTTCTATTTTTTGTGATCTAGGTTTTTTAGCTCCTAAAACTTTTCTTAATGTAGTACCTGACATTTCTCCATATCCAGGAATATTTATTTGAACGTGTGGAGCTACTATTAAATAACCATGTTTATCAAATCCTTTTAAATTGGATTTGTTTTTTTTATAATCTTGAAAATATGAATCACCTCCACTTACTTTTTTTCCTATTTTAAATCTAGGATCTTCAGTCATATCTTTTGCTCCTACCATAAACACAACTGCAGTGTCTTTAGGATTGAGTTGCTTTAAAATTTCCTCCGATTTATATGGATTCTTTACCTGTACAAGTCGATCGTCGAAACCATATTGTCTTATTATATCTTGCTTATCTTTGAAAGAAAAAGGGCTCTTTGGGGGTTGCACGACATTTGAAGTTACAATGTAAGCATTGGCAGCTCCAAACTCTTTTTGAAACCATTTAAATGCCGTAGCGTGATGTTGACCAAAAGGCTGAAACCGACCAGGATATATCGCTATTATATTTTTTATCATGTTAACTAAACGAACTTGATTTATAACTAGTGCCATTGTAAATATACAAATATCCTGTGCTAGTATTAAAATATATCGATCCGGAAACTGGTGTAGTAGGAACGTTAGTTGTAACTGTAGTAGCAGACCCAGTAACACTTCCAATTAAATTAAATCCAGTTAAAGTAGTTATTTGTGTTCCTATGCCATTATATATCAGCCCGGAACTTGAGACTTGCATTAAGCTTTGAAACGATGCGGATATATACTGAGTTGTTAAATTTGAAATTGCCATTTCTATCTTTTGTAATAAATATCTATATTTTAATTAATTAATATATTATTATGCTGTTGGTGGGCTATTAATTACTGTATCAAATCCAGCTCGCGCTGCTATTAAACCACGAGACCCGATTATATTAATGTGTTTATATTTAGCTGTTACTGCTGAGTAGGTACCGGCGCTAAAATTAAACAATGAAAAATCAATTACGAATTTTAACATTTTACCGTTATATGCATTTAAAGATCCTGACACGTCAATTCTTCTAGTAGATTCTAAATAATCTTCAGAATGTATAGCATTTGAAGATGTTGCTACAGAATTTATTTCTAAAGGTGTTACAGCTTTAGTGCTAATTAAAGACCAAGTGTCATATGCATTAGATCCGGAATTTATAGCATACAATCTTGCGCGCAGCCCAGATCGAGCAAAATCACTGTCACTAGTATCAGTCGTTAATTGTTGTTGAAAGTAAATTGTATATCGAAATTCATTTTTCAATCCTTGAAATGGAATTTCAATGTTTGACCCACTCCAGTAATATGTATTTGCTCGAGCAGTCGCATCAGGTCCATATACATATTCTGTTGCACTGCTATATATAGTTCTACCTAAATTTGTAGCGTCTAAAATACCATTATTAGTGTCAATCATTATTTGTGGATTGGACCCAACAGGATTTTTTGTTACTAAAATAGCAGATGCAGTTACATCACCTTTAGGTGTTAAGGTAAAATTGCTTGAATATATTGACATTGATGCGTTTAATGACGCTATATATGAAGACGAATTTCCTAAAAAGAATGAGTTTGTTTTAACATCAAGCACTCCGCCATTAGCAGTGGCGTATTTGAAATATGAAGAAGAATTAGCTACTAGCTCTAAACCTACTCCTGAATATGATTCTGCCGCTCCTAAAATAGCTTGCACAGATCCAGAATAAATTACAAATCCAGAATATTGACCTCCATATGTAATTGCATTTTGAAATCCTTGATATCCTATAGATCTAACCATAGCAGAAGATCCTTTACCAGTTATTTCAACTCCAGTACCAGTTGCTCCTGCTACAAATAACGAACCTGTTAGTAAATTATCATCTCCTCCAATGTATGTATTTCCACCTAAATATAAATTATTTAAAGATTCTACATACTGCTTTGAAACAAGTCCTATAGGATTAACAAATTCAAATTTGAAATCTATTCGATCATTTCTTTGTATTGTTGGAAGTGCAAAAGAAGCTGTTACTACATCTACAGTAAATCCTAATTCTGTAGACTGATCTAATATGTCAGTTTCATTTGAAAGTATATATTCGCCTATACCTGTAGATTTATAATATGATCGTATTTTAGCAACAATGCCAATTTGTGGTGTCAGTCCTGAAAAAAATACAGTAGCAAAATTATATGTATTTTCAGTTGCGGCTCCTGAAGAATTTTGTTGTGTATAATTAATTGATGCAGTGATTATATTTACAGAGCTAGGTCTATATAAAGTATTGTCATTAACCAATTCAAATGTCATAGGCGTTTGTAAATACGCTATGCCTTTGCCATTGAATCCAACTATATTTGATTTATATATTTGAGTGGATTGAGATGGAAATAAAGTAGCTACAGTTCCAGGTATACTTGGATAATAGCTTGATCCTGAAGTAAATGGTATATCGACACTGGCATATAAAGAGCTAGTAGTAAATCCAATTGTGCAATTTGAACCAGTAATAAGTACTGGTGTTTTTCCACTAAATATATATCGCAACCCAGTTACTGATTGTGATACTACTCTTTCTCCTAAAGCGTATCCATAATTAACATACGACCCTGTTGAATTAGTAATGTTAATAGTTGGTAATTTACTAAAAACAATTTCTGCAGGATTAATTCTTGAAACATCTATATATACAGCTCCAGTCCATCGTACATTAATTTTTGAAGTATCTAATGCATTGTTATTAATGTCTTTATACGCAGTGGTACAAAGAATTATTTTTGCGGGCCCCGGAGCAGTGTCTTGATTAATGTATACGACAACTACTGCAGCTTTAGGATCAGACTCTTCATCTAATTCAACTTCATGATATATAGGCTCGTTATTAGAATCTAAAATTTCTACATATACTATTGAATTTTCGTTAAATAAGCTAGGATTACCTCGAAATTTAAATATATTTTGGCCAGCAGTAAATTCAGTTGGTAAATTAACTATTTTAAAATAATTAGGAGAAGCACTACTAACATCTTCAATTTGTACTGTTAATTCAGCAAGCCCTCGATATATTGGTTCTTTTTTAGCCATAAATTACATTAGGATACTTATATAAATATAAATATCTAAATGTAATAGATCTTAGAATTTCCATTGATTTTAGTAATTTCAATTAATTTATCAACTACATCTTTCATGGAATCGATATGTGATATTACTAACATAAAAGAAAATTGAGTTTTAAGATACTCAAATAAATTAAACATGGAATTTAAATTATTAGAATCTAAAACTCCAAATCCTTCATCAATAGCTAGAAAATTAGGTCTAGGCAGCGATGATATGTTTATTAAAGCAGTTCTAATAGCTAATGACGATATGAATTTTTCCATACCTGAAGTTAATTCAATAGCCCAAAAATTATCTTGATCATATACAATGTAACAATTAATGTTTTTACCATCCATTTCTAGCATTATACTAAAATCTACTAATTGAGTTAATATATTATTTATCTCTTGTTCGATATGCGGTACTGCCATTGTAATTAAATCATATGGTATGCCATCTCGATTAACTGCTATTAAATAATATTCATAAAATTTATATTGCTTTGTTAAATTTTTTAATTTGTCAATGGAATCTTCGGCTTTTTCTTTATCTTTTTGTGCTACTAATAAATTAGAATAGCAAGTTAAAATTAAATCATTTACATCATTTAATTCATTTTTAAAATTATCCATTGTAGTATTTAATAGCAATATAGAAGTTTTAATTTCTTTATTGTTTTTAATTACAGCTTCTTTAGTATAATACTCATTGACTTTTCTTTGAGTTTCTAGTAATTTAGTTTCTGCTAGACCTCGTTTAGTTTTTAAATCATTAATTACAGATTCAATGCTATTTTTATTAGTATTAGCTTGAGTTAATTTCTTTTGAAAATCATAATATGTTTCTTGTTCATGAACTGCTATTGATAACTTTGTCATTTTATCAATTATTTCTTGCAGTTTAGTATTTAAAGATATTAAGTTTTCTTTATCATTTTGTATTAAAGATTTTGTAGTAATAGCATCTTTTACAAAAATATTATCCATACAAAATAAACAATTCTCATCATACTTAAGATCATTAAGCTTGGACATTTTATCTTCTTTAATGCGAATTTCTGCCTTTTGTTTTTCTATTTGACCATAAAATATCAATTCAGAATTTTTTAATTCATTGTAAATAGTTATACGTTCTTTTATCTCTACAATGTTATAATCGTTTAATGACATTTCAATTAATAATATTACATCAATAGCGTTTGTCAATGAAACATTATTTTCGGTTAACTGAGTATTAATTTGATTTAATAAAGCATTGCATTTAGTTACTAAAGTTTCTAATTCAAAAATATTTTCAATTGAAGAATCAACTGGAACTAAGTCTGAAGTTAATTTTAAAATTTCTGTATTAATATTTGTAATTTTAGTATTTAATTCTTCCTTATCTATTAAATAACTTTTATGTTGTTTAGAATATGTGTCAATATCAATTAACGCGTCTGACAGTTGTGTTGCAAAATCTTGCTTTTGATATTCTTTAACTAACGTAGCTACTTCCTTAATATCATTTCCAGCAATGCTATATAAATCTTCAAATATATTAATATCTAAAAATTGTGCTAACAAATCTTTACGATCTTTTTGAGCCATGTCAATAAATCCAGTATTATTATTTTGCACTGACAATGCTGTTAGTACAAAATCTTCATACGTGCCTACTAAATTTCTAATGTGATCATTAGTTTCACTACGCTCTTTTCCATTTAATGATTCTTTATTTCCTAAATCATCTATGGAATAAAAATCTACATCAACACGAACATGCTCACCTCTTCCTTTAGTTCCTATTTTTTCAATGAAATAATTTTTATTATCCAATTCAAAATTAAATTTACATTTAAATGAATTAGATTTATTATTTAATACGCTAGATGCTTTTGATGTTCTAGAACATTTATCAAATATACAATATGTAATTGAATCTAACATTGTAGATTTACCTGAAGCGTTTGGAGCAAATATTCCAAATACTCCTTTCATATTTGAAAAGTCAATTACATTATCTATACCATAACTAAACATATTTGAAAACTCAAACTTTTTAGGAGTCCATGATACATTACGAGAAATTTCCAATGTCGGTAATCCAGAATTTACAGTTCGATTAACATGACGAATACCGTCAAGCATTTCATCGTCTAACGCAAATTTATTTTCTAAATATTTTGAAATAAGCTCATTTTGATATTCAACATCTCGAACATCTCCAATGTTAATTTTTTGTGACTTATCTTGGTTTTGAGTAAAGTCATTAATTTTTTGAATAGTGTATTCTTCAATATTATGCTGTGATTTTATTTCTGCTATAATTTTCTTTAAATCCGCAGATTCAGTATTTTTAACTTTAACTCGAAGACGTATTGTTTTATTAGATATTATAGAAGATATTGGATTGTAATTTCCATTTTCAATTTCCAAAGTATAGTAACAAATGTCATTAGGTATTTCTATAAATTCTGAAGTGCAGGTATTGGTATCCCATACTAACATTCCATGAATTAATGCTTCTCCGTAATTTTGTTGCACTAATGAACCACAATATGCTATTGTCTTTTCCTGATTTAAATATTGTGCTGGTTTATGTATATCACCTAATAAAGTTAATTTATAACCATCAAACGTATCAATGTTTACATGATCATTTTGTAGTCTAAATCCAATATCAGTCATTGCATTATTTACAGCTCCGTGATGTAATGCAATTTTAAAATCTCCTTTGAAACTATTTGCTTTGATGAAATCTTTAGGTTTGTCAAAAACAGACATAACTACAAAGTGTTTATCGGATATATGATATACCCCGGACTCTTTGAGATAATGAAGATTTGGATGATTAAGTGCGTTAACAATAGGAGTTAATGCGTCTAATCTAGAAACGTTGTTTAAGTTGCAGTCGTGATTACCTGTAATTAAAATTGTAGGTGCAATATCTGCAAACATTTTAAAGAATTCTTGCACTGATTGAATTAACTCTGGAGTCATATCAGTTTTAGCATGCACAATATCTCCACCTAAAAAGATAATATCATTAGGACCTAAAGTTTTTTTAACAACTTCAGCAGTTCTTTCAAATACTGTTTTATATTCTTGATGCCGCTTAAGATTTCTTATATGTATATCAGCAATGTGATATATTTTATCAATTTTATTTAATCCTATTTCTATTTTTTTCATTATGCAAATAATTTGTATTCCATAAACTTTGAAAACGTTAAAGGAGTTGTTGCTTTAATTAATTGACACATTTTTTTAAATCCAATTTCTGCCGGATCTTTTTCTTGTAAATCAACAAAATAAACTTCAACTCCATTATTCATAAAGTATTCTGCGTGTTCCAAAGCTTGTTTTTGTGCGTCTTTATCTAGACAAATATATAATTTAATAACTTTATTTTCTATTATTTTTTTACGTAAATCTTCTGATATTGTTTTTCCAAATAATGGAATAGAATTACGTCGAACTGCAATTGCATCAAAAGCTCCTTCAACTAATACTATAGGTAAACTCCAATTAATAAACAATTCAAATCCAACACAATTTTTAGATGTATCTGGATTTTTATGTTTAAATGATTCTGCATTGTAATAAGCTCTTCCTACGAAATAATTTAATTTTCCAGAGTCATCATAGGAAGGAATTATAATTTTTTTAGCGTATTCTCCAGTTTCACAATATCCAATATTGTATTTTACTATTTCTGAAAGTGATACTTTTCTTTTAGTTTGTAAATAATGTATAGCATTTCGATATTCTATAGAGTCTGAAGTATTGTATAGTGCAATAAACTCTTTAGGCAGGTCGAGTACAGTCGTATTTAAATGTAAACTGCCGTTCTGTTTAGAGTTATATTTAGGCTGGATGTTAAGTATACTGTATAGCTCCGTTAATTTATCACGGCTTACGTTTAATGCTTTAAATAGTGTAGCTAACTTTTTACCTGATTTGTTACAAATCCAACAGTGCCATGGGTTTTCACCTTTATCATTGGTATTAGATTGAACTTCTAGTTTTTTTCTAGAAGATTGACAAAATGGACAATGGTGAGCGATATTACCTTTATTTGTAGTTTTGCCTCTACCTAATACAGATTCTATTAGTTGAGTTAGTTTAGTAGATATCATTAAGACTAATATAGTATATTTATTTCAATAAAACAAATATTATTTAAGCCATTCTGTAGGTATTGTTTTATCTGCAAATTTAAACCCATGTTTAACACACCAATCTGCATAAGTTGTTTTAGATGTTTTACTAATTTTTGTTTTTGAATTTTGAAATAAAAAGCGAATGTCTAATTCGGGATATTGAGCTTTAATTAAAATATGCTTTTTTCGATCGTCTGTTAAAAACCTTCCTTTAGTTTCTACAAAAATACCATTAGGTAATTTGAAGTCAGGATGATATTTGTGTTTAGATTCTGGTTTAACATAATCAATAATATGTTTTTCATATTCTCCGTCTATGCCTTGATTTTTAAGTGATTCGTCAATTTGCATTTCTAAGCCACTGCGAAAGCCATATAAGGCCGCTACTGCTTTTTTACTGTAAGGATTTCTTCTTGCCATAACTTTATTTATAATTTACATATCAAATTTAACTATAATAGCTAAATCTACATTGTCTCGTTTTTTAATTGGCGTACCTAATTTTCCAACTGCTAGCAGTTGACCATATCGATTATACAACCCTACGGTTGTTATGTAAGGACTAAAGCTAGGATTAGATACAAACTCTTTTGGCATTGGCGAATTTAGATCGTTATTTCTTCTAATTGTTGGATTAGAAGTAAAATTAAATTCATCTTCTTTTAATTTACAAACATATTCATGTTCATATAAAGTCACTGTAGAATTATATTCTAAATAAAATTTACTTAATAATCCTGGTTCTGTATTTCCGGAAATATAGTTATATACTCGATCATTAAACATTTTATATTGTTTAGTTCCATATTTTGGCCTAGGATCTGATAACACAATTATTCCATGTTCATAAAATACATTTCCAACATTATTAGTATTGGTAATCATAGTATTTTCAGATCCAGTAAAAGCTAATTGCGTTATTTCTTTTTGAGTTAATGCTTTATTAAAAATAAAAAACTCATCAATAGTCGCTTCAATACCAGACCTACCATCTTTATTAGAATCAATTCCATACGACCCAATAAAAATATCAGCATTGTTTTGAAAATTTCCATCTTTAGGAATAGAAGTTGAATCTATTTTTGTGCTATTAACATACAACTCAATTAAAGATCCGGTTTTTTGAAATACTATATGATTAACAGATCCTGTAACGTTATTAGAATATTCTAATTTTGCTATTTCAGACCCGTTTGATATTCTACAAGTTAATTTATTTGTTCCTTTTGCATATACAATTTCATATGGAAATTGTGTTATGTTATATTCAACATCATCAGTAATAATTGCTTTAGTATTTTTATCTATTTTATTTCCAATTCCTGTGCTTTTCTTTGATAATATATAAGTTTCTGACAAAGAAGTTGAAAATTGATTGATCCAAAAGGATATAGCATAATCGTCAGTGCGTTTAAAATTAAATTCTTCTCGATTTCGAATTCGAATATATCCTTTATTACTTAAAAATGCAGCATTGCCCCATGTTGTAGTGTTTGTGTAAGTTTCTGAATTTGGTATAATATGTACATTTTTTCCAGTTACCATTACATCATTATATAATGTATCTACATGAATTTTATCAATGACATTGCGAGTATTAACTGCATTAGCTACATATGAAGCTGAAGCGAAAAAATTATTAAATGTAAAATTACTACTTAATGTAGGAGTAGGTCCAGTTAACATACCTGTTATATTTGACCATCCATTATTAATTAAATCTGTATCTAAACTAGAAGAAGTAATACCAGTTAATACTAATGGATATCCATTAGGATCTGTAATTATAGGTTTACTTATTGGTGAATACCACCATGTATTTGTCGTGTTATTTTTTAAATAAACGCCAATATGAGTAGGAGTTGATCCTGTAATAGTTGGCATATAATCTAATTTAATATTTAATTGATTTGCAGACGCGTTACTTGCGGTAATTACTTGAATAGCAGACAGTGATGAATGAAAACTACCACTTTCAGCGCTAAATAACACTGATAAATTGGAGTTCCATAAATAACCTGTACTAGAAGCACTAATTGCTAATACACTACGACTAAAATCAACATCTACATTAATTAATTCATTAACAATTGAAGATGATAGCGAAATTAAATTGGTAAAATAATTTTTAGTGTATGTAGATGAATTAAATCCTAAATACAAAAGTTCTCCGGAAATTGAAGCACTTAATGCAGTATCAACTAAATTACCTTGACCGTCGTCAATTAAAGACATTGAAACTGAATTTAATTGAGTATTTTGCAATTCAAGTTTAACTGAATTAGGTTTAATTGCTTCTCCGAACTTTCTTTGTGGAATAGAAATTATAGACGCTTCGTCAAATAAAGTTCTTTCAATGGCTTCAGGATCAGAATATCCAAAAGTTTCATAGGGCCGGCCGGCACGTTTATAATATAAATGATTTAAGCTATACCAATATATTGAAGCTTCTTTATCATCAGCTGTATTAACTAACAGCGATCCGGAATCTTTTTCTCGTTGCCAAGTATCTAAAGTAACTTTGTCTCCAGAAAATACTCTAGGATTTGGCTTTATCGCAACTATACGATCAATATTAGACGAGTCTATACTAGCTGTGTCATCATATCTCCATGATTTATAAACTTTAAACGGAGTAATAGATTTATCTTGATTGCTAATTGATTTAAATGCACCTGCTTTTCCCATATATCGTAGATAGGCTCTTTAATATAAATATCAAAGAGCCTATTTATTGGTAGTTTTTAAATTTTAAAAATCAAGTTTAACTTTAATTAAAGCTTCTGATTGAAAAGATTTTAATATTGGTTTTGATAATTTTGCAACAGCTAGTAATTCTTGACTATTATTATACATACCTATAGTGGTAATATACGTTTTTGAATCGCGAATAAAAGTAGCTTGAGCTAAATCTCCTAAAGATCCGGTAACGTAACTAGGATTGTTTGAAAAATTATATTCTCCATTTTTAATTCTTACAAAGAAATGAGTTGAAACTACTGCTTCTTCATTTCTAGCCGCAAATGCTAGTTCTGGAAATGCATTTGATTTTCCATATGACATAGCTCCAGAAATAGAAGTAAATAATTTCCATGCATTGTCTCCGGCAATATTTGAGCCACTAACAGTATTAAATGAAGCAGATGCATTTAATGCTAAATCATTTAAAACTAAAATACCCATATCTGGATAAACAAGACCGTAATATTTTGGAGCTGCAGTATTATAAATGCCGTTGAGTATTGACCCGGATACGATATTATACGCTCTACCCACAGCAGACAAATTTGTTTGTTGTGTTTGGCCCGAATCATCAATTAATGTAATAAAATTAGTATTTAATGGCTTTACAGCGGAACCGGTATGATTATGGTTTGCAACAAATGAACCAGATAATGCAGCTAATGACAATTGCCAATTTCCTGGATCTAATTTATCTTTAATTCTTGCACGATTAAAATTTAAAACGTAAATTGAATCTGAAGATACACCGTCGCCAAAAGTAAATGTAGTGTCGCCAGGATTTAATAACAATAAACGATATTGTGAATATATAGCACGAGTTGGTGAGTCATTTAGTGTTCCAGCAGCTGATGATCCAGATCCTTTTCTATGACCGTAAGTAACTGAAAATTGTGATTCGGCAGTATCACCGGTACCATTCCATACATCATAATAATATCCTTTAGAAGTTGCTGATTGAATAGATCCTGTGTAAGCTGCAGACATTGTAGCTGCATTTCCAGAAAACAATCCAGAAGTTACTAAAGTTTTTTGATTTGTTACAATATCTTGCAAGGTATTAAATGAAGTAAATATTCTTCCATTAGCTGCTAGTTCTGCATTTAAATCTCTTTGTGCAATAATTTGTCTAGCTAGCTCTTGAGCTCTGAGTTCAACTTCTGAAACTAAATCATTGTTTGTTTCGCCGGTATCAGATATAAATGGTGATGCCATATTGTCGTATTTTTATATTATTTTTAATTAATTAAAGCGTTTGTTTTGGCACAGTTAAATTAAATACTACACTTCCACCAGTTTCATTGCCAATTATAGTAAGAGTTGCTTTTGCTTCTGCTAGAGTTTGTACTTTAGCAATTAATTTAAACTCCATACCAGTTGCTGATACCGAAGTAGCCGATTCAGAATCTCCAATAAATCTAGGCACTGTCGGTGATATAGTACTAGTTGCTAGTTTAGTTACTTGCAATGTTGCAACAGACGAATCAGATAATATTGCAGTGTATCCTAAATTACTATTTCCATTTTCAATGTTTATTGTATTCGGAATTACATTAACAAATAACCCACCTATTAATGTTGCACTATTCGTAGAAAGTGTAACTACTGGTATTCTTGTTGTTAACTTTGGTAATGATACTAATTTATAACGCATAATATTAGCTTCGTCAGCGGAAGCTTCTATTAACGGCATATTTTCAATTATAATTCCATAGTAATCAGTACCTAAAGGGTGAGCTGGATTCCATAAATCATAATCGATTTCATCGTCTGCTACTGCAAATTGAGTAATTTGAAAATCGTTTTGACCGCGAGCTAGTAATTCTCTTCCTTTTTTAGTAAGAATTGCGTCTACGGTAATTGTGCTATTGTTTAAATATCCCATTGTTCTTTATTCTTTTTAATAAATATAGTATGTTGAAAATTATTGTGTATTTTAATTAATTTATTATCCAGCACCTCTATTAATTGCAGCATTTGCAGATACAGCGTTATTTGAAGTTAATGGAGATAATGAAATTAAATCGCTAGTATTAGCTCGATCAAGAGTAGTTAATTGATTGTTTGCAAATACAATTTGATTTGGATTGACTTGAGTTACTTTAACTACTGGTCCTCCATCTACCGTTTGTCTGGAATTTATGTTAATATCAAATCCTGTTAATTTAGATCCTTCATATCTACCATTTTTATATCCAGTACCTTGAAATTTAGGTTCCATTTGATATACTACAAATGATGATGATGTTATTGAAGAGGATGGTATCAATGAAGAAGATGGTATCAATGAAGATGAAAATATCAATGATGATGAAGGTATTAATGAAGAGGAAGGTATCAATGAAGATGAAGGTACCAATGAACTAGATATAGATGAGCTATAGGAAAATATTTCTACAAAACTAACATTACTAATTTCAGCTGTCATCCCCATGCTAGAATTTCTAATTTCTAGTTTTGTTGGTGTAGCTGGATTGATAAACGAAAAAAAGCTGGAGCTAAGTGTGTATGGAAAAACACCCGGGCTAGGGTTTGGTGATAAATTAGTTATTTGAGATTCCACTCCGCCTTTAACATAATAATATTCTAATGGCGTGCCAACGTCTTCTTGTTCTACTACAACTCGCAATTGAGCTCCAAACAAACCAGTTAATCCAATATAATTTCCTGATCCTGTTATTGTAAGAGTAATACTAGCAGTTACGTTTGTACTTCTAGAAACTAACAATAAATCAGGAGGGCTGTAAGATGCAGAAAACAATATAGAAGATGTACTGAAATAAATAGTGTTGCCGGCCGGAACCATTGATGAACTAGGTATAAGTGATGAACTAATTACCATTGATGAGCTAACTATAAATGAAGAGCTAATTATCAATGAAGATGAAGGTTCCAATGAAGCGCTAGTTACATAACTATATTCTTTTCTGGTATAATCTCGTTCATTAAGCACTACAAGTTGAATTGGTTTATAAGAGCCAGTTTCAGCTTTTTTATATTTACCTTCAGATTTAACTGCAAAATATTTATTTTCAATCCAATTAGTTCCTAATTTATTTACTTGATCTATATCAGAGTTAATTAATCCAGGTATATTATTAATTGCTATTGAGTGTAATAATAGTGGACGTTCTATAAATCCAGCTGCAACTGAAATGTTTTCTGATGTAGGGTCTGGATTTGAAGTTATAATTCCAAGCGGTACTTCAATGTGAGTTGAATTTAATTCATTTAATGGAGGAGGAATTGTAGCTGTAATTAATTGATACACTCCAGAAGCTGTTGCCGCATTTTTTACTGGCAATGAAAATCCTAACGTTAAATCTTCAATTACTGGCTTATTTAAAATTTTAACTCTATTTCTTTCTAAAACGTTAGGTTCAACTACTAATCCTACAATAGAATTAACTCTTTGTGGAAGTAATCGTTTAATGTATTTAAATAGTGTAAAATCATATATTTGTAAAGCACGAAAGTAAGCTTCGAAATCGTTTCTATTTTCGTATTTTTTCCAATAATTAATTGCAAAATTATTTAATACAGTATATGTATCGTTTAATAAATCTGAAGGATCTCCTATATAATCATCAATTTCAAAATAACCTAATTGATTAAATATGTCTTCGTTAATTGCAGTTTGAGGAGAAAAATAAACTCCTATACGATTTGAATCTAGAGAATATCTATCAAACGAAGATTTTTCAATTCTTGTTTTAGTATTCAATCTAGCATTAACATCTAAACTAGAAGATTCAATTCTTACTTTATTTGAATATAAACTGCTAGCTCCTAGCGAAGGAGAAGGAGTGTAATAAGTTTCTTCAAATCCTTCAAAAGTTATTGAACCGGATGTATAATATCCGGTGAAAAATATTGAACCTGTATTAATTGTTTGATTAGGATGTATTGACGGCTGATAAAACGATCCACTTAATATTACTTTACTTGATAACGAAAATCTTTGTAATAAATGTTCATATGGTTTAGCAGATTCAGTTCCTGTAGTTAATAAAGTTCGATCTACATTGAATGTGTATGTATCCGGAGAACTAGCATGCTCTATAAGTGTATTGTCAGTTAGTGATCCAGACCATAAACGTATTTCTTGATAATGGCCATTAAATTTATTTAGAGAACTTACTATACTATTTCCATATGATAGTGAAACTGGAGTTATTTGTCTAGAGCCTGAACTAAATGTTATAGTTCCCGGAAATATATTCAATGCTCCGTAAATGCTAGCAGATGCTATATATATTTGTTTACCATATAATGATTTTGCAACTTTAAATGAGCCTGTGTTATTAATTGATTGTATTGCAACAGTAACCCAATTATTATCAAATATTTCTAAATTAGATGCTGATATTGCGGTACCTGTTTGTGAATTAAATAATACTACAGTTCCTTGTTTATCATTGTCAGTTTCTTTAATTAAAGATAAATTAAATTTATCTCCTATTGAACCGCTAGAAACGGAAAGTAAATTATAAAAAGTATCTCGCCCGTATTTATAATTATTATCCGTTTTAAATCGAAATTCTAAAGTATTTGGATCAACTAAAGTTTTTAATCCATTAATATATTGTTTACTTGGTATTTGTAAACTACCGGTAGCAGTGTTTGCAAACCATGCATAATGAAATTTATCATGCACATATTGTGGATAATGATTATTATCTGTAAATGTGCTAGGTCCTCCATATTCTTTAATAGTTAATACAGTCGATGGAATTCCAAAGCAAGAAAGCAATGCTTTAATTGATCTAGAAGTTCCTTTAGATTTTAAAATGTAAGGTAAATTATTAACTATTCTTCTCCAAATTTCTTTTGTATTTTTTTCATCTGTAAGTGATGCAATGTTATTAACCTCTGATTTTAATGCTACTCCATTTTCATCAACTCCTAAAGAGTATTTCCATAATTCAGAACCTGATTTTCCGTTTAATAAAGTAAATCCTAATGAAGTAGCTACTTGATACAACATATCATCTGCCATTCCATCTTTAGGATGTTCTTCACGTTTATGAATATCAGTTAACCCTTTTATATACCTCCATATAATATCAAAATGCTGACCTACCATGTTGATAAATAAAGAATATTGCTCTCCGTCGGAAGATTCTTGTATATGTGATGGTATAGTATCTTGCAGTTTATGAATATTTCGCTTATCGTAAATGTCAGCAATTTCTAACAAATTATAATAATAATTAGATGCTGTATCGGTAGTTGAAGATTCTTGTATGGAAAAATATCCATATGGATCAGGAGCAGCTCCTATTTTCCATTCAGTCGCTGCAGTACTCCATTGCATAAAAGCAGCTTGCCATTGCAATGGTATTGGAGTTGTTTTTGGCCATGGCTGTATTAAATCAATTGTCAATGATCCAGAAGCTTCTCCTACATGAGTATATAAAATGCTACCAGTTGATTCAAAAAATAAATACTTTTCAAAATCGTCAAATCCACTTACTACACGATTTCGCTTTATATAAAAATCAGCTAAATTAAGTTGAGTAATATCTCCGCCATTAACTTGAGAAACGGCTTGAATACGCTCATTAAAATGTTCAATTAATTCTATTTTATATTTGAAATTTTTAACTCTTTCAACAGCGGAGCTGTAATGTACAAAATTATCAAATATTTTAAAGCTAGTGTTTAATTTAATTCCACTTAATGATCCTGAAAATTGTGCATCAATTAATTGTTGTGAAGTTTGTAAATTAGAAGATAATAAATCATTCCAATTTTTATAGTTTGTAGCTACAGAGCCTCCATCAAATTCTTCTAATTCAAAATTAGGTCCTGCTAATGTATTTGTAGGATTTGGAATAAACTTTGGAATAATAGATATTGTATCTAATATAGGAGTAATTAACTCTTCAGAAATCCATAATTTAGCTTTTTCTCCGTATTTGCCGGGTAGCGGATTATATAATTTAACTATTAATTCTGGCGTATTTTCAGAATAAGTAAATCGCGCGTTAATTATTTGAAATGTTTCGTTAAATCCAAAATTTAATACAAATGAATCAAATATATTATTAATCGCTAATTCTTCCCAATGAGTTTTAAAAGATGTATATTGATTAATTAAAGTACCTTGATTGGTATCCGATAATTGAATTCTTAATTCTCTTCTAGAAGGAGAAATTTCTTTAATCCATAATTTTTGTCCAGAGTATGATCCTAATATATTACTAAATAAATTATATATTAATTTATACTGCCCTCTAGTTACTCCTAATTTATCTAATTCAGCAACTGCATCAAAAATTAAATGTTGATAAGTATTAACTATGTTATTAGTTTTATTATTGCCAATATTATAAGGAATTTTATGATTACCAGTTAAATACGCTCCGTCTGGAGTGTATACATGCAATTCTAAATCTATAGGTTTAGCAAGAGATTGAGGTTTAAACGTTAATGAAAATTTTCTAGTATCTAAAAGTTCTGAATCAACTGATTCTATTCTAGATACTTTAGTAGTGCCAGAAGCGGCTAGTAATTTTTGTTGATTAGTGTAAACTGATAACATTCTTTAATATAAATATCTTAATTAGATATTCTAGTTAGATTTATTATTCGTTAAAAGATTGCCAAACTATTTTATCTTTGTCATATAAATATAAAATTCCATTGTCATCTAAAAATATTCTAGAAGATTTTGATAAAGGTATATATTCAGAAGACCATCTTACGTGCCATGGATTTGTTTTTACTATTTCTATATAGCCTTTTTTCTCCACTTCATTTCTCCATATGCGTAATAATGAAGTTCCCATAGATACCGATCTACCTTCATTTAATCCATTAAAATTCCAATGTCGTTTGGCTTGCAGTAAATCATCGCCGAACGCGTCTCGTAAATCACCATAATTATTTAAATATGCACGTGCTTGAGCATCAGATAAATAAGATCTATGGTCAAGCTCTTCTGGTCTCGTTCTCGCATAAATCCAATGACCTTTAGCTGCTGCAATTAAATCTAAGCCTTGCTTTTGCTTTAATACATTTCGAGTAGCTTCACTTATTAAATCATTTATAGGTATTGCTTTTGTTGGAGCATATGGAATTGTATAAATTGGTCCAGATGCAAAGTCTGTCATATCTTTGTCATCAACAATATCTTGAGCTAATTTATCACGTACAACTTTTAATTGTTTTTGTGCCAGTTTATAATTTGCCGAGTTTACATCTGGCGATCTTATTTCAGTTACGCCATCATTTTGCCATTCCGGGTATTGTAAGTTAAAGCTATTAATGGTAGTGACCATTGATCCATATACTGATAATCGCCAAAAGTCTCTAACAGTTTTAATTCCTAGATCTGGATTGTCTCTTTCAGTGGTCCAATAACCGTAGCGTTCTTGAATTTTTGCTGATAGTCTTGTATAAGACAATGCTCCATCGCCTGGAATTCCATTTACAATTGCAAGGCCTAAATCTTGATTAAGCCAGTCTTTAATTAGTTTCGGTATACCCACACCACTATTGTCAGAAGCAGGTAGAGTAACCGTTTGGGCTAAATTGTTATTAAATGCAGTTCGTGCAGTTCCTTTTTGAGCAACAGTAACGGTTTTGTCAATTTTTGTCATTGATATATCGCGAATTATCGCAGGTACTGCTTGACTCAACTCAGTTACCGCTTTAATTGTTGCTAGCGCGCCTGTAGCAGCAACTGTAGGTTCTTTAAAAGCTCTTTCTAAATCTGAATGATTTGCTAAATATTGAATAGCCTCTCCGTTTGTCAACTCTTTATTAGTTATATTACCAGAAAATTTCGGAGCAAATGTAATTTTTTCTTCACCGTCAATTAAAGTACCTACTTCATTGTAATTTCCTAAAGTAATTTTAAACCCTCCTGCAATTTGTGTACCAGTATTATCATATACACTATTTACGCTTAATTTTGCAAGAGCTTTTCTATTTTTAGATAATAACATACTTCCAAATCCTGATTCGTCGGCATTTAATTCTATACCATATGGCATAGAATCTGGGATTTCATTAATTATTGGTTGAGATATTAATTTATTAATTTCTTTTAATTTATCAATTTGGCTTTTTAAATCTGCAATTTGAGCTTTTAAAGCAGAATTTTCAGTGCCACCTTTTATTATTTTCGATTCTAACAATGCCAATTTACCTTCTAAAAACATTAATGAAGCATCTGGAGATGGAGGGAAATCTTGAAATTCAGTATCAATTATTTGATTAAATCTAGCATTTGAAATTTTAGTAGTATTTAAACTAATTAACATTTTTTGATTAATTAAATTATCTAGATTTTTGTCGATAATTACAGTGCCAGCTCTACTTCTTTCATATGTAGTAATATTAGAATTAATTAATTCTGGATTTATTTCTCCGGTTTTTAATTTATCTGGATTATACTCTATTAATTCATAAGGTCGTGAGCTAGTTTGTAAAACTTCAGATTTTAATTTAGCTACTGTTTTTGATTGTATTGCCATTGTTATTTAACTATTTTAAAAATAAAATCATTGGAATTGAAATATTCGGTTATATCACTAAATTCAGCTTGAATTTCAAATTTATAATATCTTTCTGGATATAACATTGTAGTGTATAAATCAAAATAACTTCCACTATTATTTGTATTAATTTTTGTAAATTGACTATATGGTATAATTATATTTTCATTATGTGCGTCTTTGATTTGATAATAAGAGTTTTGTGGCAAAGCTTTCATGGTAGCAAACGTTGAATTTTGTGTAAAAGCTGGTCTAGGATATTTTATTCTAGCTCCTAATAAAATTCGAATTTTTTTATCTTGTAAATATTCTCCTTTAAATGCTCGAGTGTAAATAATTGGACTGTCTTCATAAGTTAATAAAGGCACTGATCCTCTGTTGTATGTTATAGATCCTGTCCAGCTAATGTATAATTGAGGTTCAAATACGGTATTTGTATTTGAAGAATAAAATTGTATTGTTGTGTTTGGATAATTACTAGAAGATATTGCAGTGTTATTAAATGCAATTACTACTCCATTGTTAGTATATACATTATTGTACCAATTTTTTACAAAATCAGTTACATTAATATCAACAGAATCAAATGATTTATAATTAAATGATTGACTTGCAATAGAAGAAGTGTGCCATAATCCACCTCCTACAACAGTATTGTAAATTATTTGTCTACTTGCAGTTAATGACCCATTCCAGCTAGCACTAACAGTACCATTTGTTGTTACCCAATTTGCTCCATTAACAACAGCTGTGCTAGCAATTAATCCAACTGGTGTTGTGTTGTATCCAACTCCATTACTCCAACTAACAGCTAATGTACGAGCTTCAATCACATACGTTTCTGGTATTTCAAATTCTTGTACAGTATATAATTTTAAACTAGCAGATATATTATTAATATTAATACCATTAGTAGATAATACATTTGAAATATTTGCTAAATCAAATTTTATTAAAATTCTTGATTCTGTTAAATCTGCTGTAGTTACGTCTCCTTTTTTTTGAAGTTCTAGAACTTGATCTAATCCGGCATTTCTGTATGGATCAGATTCGAATATTGTTGTGTCTTGTAATGCTGGTGTTGACCAAATCATATTAAATTATTTTATAGTGATATTACTTTACCAATAATATCATTGTTAGGATATTTTACTTCAAAAATACTAGCGTCTAGCGAAGGATATATTACTCCGGCTTTTGTAGCAGCTTCAATGTCATATACGTTACCAGAATATCCAGATACTGTATCGTATAAATTATTAATTTTAACTGAAGTTACAGATTGAACTCCTTCTACTCTATCTAATTCATTGTATATTTTTGAAATTATAATTGGTTGATTAATTTGCCAAATTTTAGTATTAAACATTTCTTTAAGTTTAGCAATACATTTAACTAACACTTCATTGGAATTATATTCTGGCTGAGTAATTATTTCAAATTGTATCCCAATATTAATTATAAATGCCGTTTTTATATTTATAGCATCAGTTAATATTCTATACGTAGATATATAAGTTTTTAAATTTTCTTGAATAGCTGGATTTAGTTGAGTTAATTTTCCATTTGCATCATATCCTAAAGTATATAAATTAATAGCTAATGGATTTGGAATAGGCTTCATTCCATAATCTGGATTTTGTTGTTGATCTTGTATAACATACGCTTTAGATACAGATCCAAATCTAGGAGGCATTGAATATGCTCTAATTATATAATCTTGTGTAGTGACCATTCGTTGTTGTGATGCAAAATTTGCCATAGCATTCTGTCGAATTTCTTCTATAGATTCTTCAGATTTACCACCTATAGCCGGCGTTGAATTTGTGCATGCAATTGAAGCTTTAATTTGTTTTAAAAGTACTAAATCTAAATCTTGTGAATCAATTTCATATTGAATAGCTATTACATTTTTTAATGTATTTGCCGTAACATTAGATTCTATTCCGCCGCCGGTAGTATATGTAACAGTTAATGTTGTATTAGAAGGCGCTAAACCATAAGATTTAGTATACATAAAATTTGAAGGATCAATTGGAAAATCAAATTGTGCTTGCAATCCAGTTAAACTTGATCCTACATTGTCTGGGTTTGGTATAATTTCTTCATCGCTGTCGTTTGAGATGCCTGGTCCAAATTGAATTTCTAATTTTTGATCTGCTCTAAATCTAGTTATAAATCTTCTAGCAGTTTTTTTCAATTTAATTAAATAAGGTACGTCAGCATATACAGATAATTCCGGGTCATTTTGTACAGTATTGGCGACAGTTTCATATACAGTATCTTGAGCTAAATAAGGAACTTCAGTCCATTCATTTAAATCAGAGTCTATTATAGAAACTATTTCTATACAATCTAAATCTTCAATTAAAATTTTATCAAATCGCTTAGCAGATTCAAATGTATATGTATTTGTTTTTATTTGCCCAGCAATAGCTTTTGTATGTTTTTTTAATAAATAAAATTCCGGCGTGTTATCTTCATCACTAATTTGATATATACTAATATCTGTTGGATCAAAACTACTAGAAACTCGAAAGTTAATTAAAGACAAAGTTCTAAATTCTACTCCAGTGTCTTCAGATTTTACTACCATACCTTCTTGTACTGTAAGAGCGTAGTTCCAATCTGGCACTTTACCAAACTTTGTTGATTTAGCGGGTATTAATTGAAATACATCTAAATCGACAGTTGCCGGTATTTTGTTTTTTTGTTTATATCCAACATTAGCTGCTAACGCTAATACATTTCCTTTACTGCCAGCAAACTGCAAAAAAGATTCTTTTAATTGATTATCAGTGTAATATGAAAGCACATCACCTACATAAGATGCCATTTCCATAAACATCATTCCAGGTGATGATTCATTAAAATCATTGTATGTGTTTGGAAAATAATTTTTTGCATACTCAATTAAATTTTCACGAAATTGAGAAAAATCTTTATTGAGATATTTTATGTCTTTTTTAAGTTGTTTCATATATTTTAAATTTCTTCAGTTAAACTAGGCGTTACTAAAAATGTAATTGGCGTATTTACATTAATTCCGTTAATTGAAAGTTTTAAACTGATTGTTACACCATGCTCTTCTTTGGCGCCGTCTATTGTAGCTACTGGAGTAATTGTTAATTCAGTTATTGTAACATAAGGTAACCAAAAATTAACTGATCTTAAAATACTTTCTTCAATACGAGATTTTAATAATTCATCATTTGGTTCAAATAATGCACTACGTAATTCAGTACCAAATAAAGGTTGCATTATTCGATCTCCTGGTATAGTAAATAATAAATTTTTTAAATTAGAAATAGTTTGCTCTTCTGTAGAATATGATAAATCAAATAAATTTCCTAATTTGCCAATCATAGGAAGTTTAATTCCGATAGCTACATTTGGATTTAAATTAATTGTATTTGATTGTATTTCGTATGCCATTATTTACCTTTTTTCTTATCTATTGCTTTCATTAAAGCCGAATAATCTTTAGTTATTGCATTAACTACTGCAGCACCGGCTTCTGTTGAAGCTAGTTTAGTTACGTCAATTTTTCTACCTTCAGTGTCAACAGACGGTATTATTGATTTCGGTGACATTGCAGTGGCGCGATTCATTGTTGGCCATTCAGTCATGTCATTGTAGTCAATTGATTCTTCTAAATATGCTCCTGCATTTTCATTTCTAAAACCAGCTGTGTCATTTAAAATGTCATTTAACATTGTGTTTGACGCAAATTGCTTTTTAGTGGTGTTGCTGCTGTATACTTTTGGTTTAACTGTCGATCTAATCGAGTCTGTATATTTACTCACTGATTTATTTTCGTTTATTACAGGAGTTATTTTATTTAATTCTGTACGAACTGCTAATTGAACTTCTTCTCGAATGACTTTTCGAAGTGTTTGTATAAAGTCTTTTGAATTCATTGTACTATATTTTTAATAAATATCTTTATTGTATTTTTATTATGTATATTATTTGTATATCTTAAATTTAATAAGGATTCCATGCTGGTTTAACTGGTTTTTTTAAATCGAAGCCAGTAATATTGACTGGTGGTATCGTTGAAGAATAGTGTTTAGCTTTTTTAATAACCCAAGCTCCTAAAAGTCCCGGTTTTGATGTTAGCATTTCCCATGTATAAGATTTTATAAAATCTAATGCTGCGATTCCTATAGGATAAGATTGACCTATATCAAATGAATCGGTAAAAGGATCCCATGATCTTATATAAACAAAATGTCCTGGTCCATAAAATGGCGGTATTGTTTGCCCAACTATTACAATGTAACCACCTAGCCGAATTTCGCGAACAAATCTATCATATGATATTGGTATTTGTTTACCTTCACAATCAAAATGAGGAGGAACTTCAGTCATTAAAGTCCAACTACTGCCAACACCTTTTGCATGATACTTTCCATATTTACTAGCTAACATTCCAGGATCAATAGATTTATTTTTAGTTAACATTCGCAATGGAGCAGCTAGTGCACATAACCCACATCCGGAATCTGCAATGTCAGTGTATCCAGGTATTTGTTTACCACTAGCATCTTTTGGTCCATATATTGTTTTAGACCATGGCGGATTTTGACCTAAAGCTGGTATTTGCTGAAATATAATGTGATTGTCAATTACATGCATTCCTGTTTTATTTTTATCTAGCAAAGTATCTTGTATTCTTTGAGTTTTTTGGGCTATTGATTCTTTTAAAATATCGCTCATAATTATTTTGTAGTTAATGGGTCAGTGTATATAAAACCTAGTATTGAAGTTGGATTAACTTCTACTTTAGTTAATAGTAAAGAATTTAATATAGGAGGTGAATTAGCTGCTTTGCCTGTTATAGAAGATCCTAAACCTGTTAAATGTTTAACAGCAGCACAGCTGCTTCGAATTATATCATCTGAATAAGCATTATGTAAATATAGCATATTCGCAGTTAAAAGATATTCCAAATCTCTTTCTCCTGCATTCCAAATACTTTTTAAATTTCTTGCGGCATTAGCTAAAATTCCAGATCCATTCCATAACAATCTGTAATACCAAAACATAAATCGCCCATCGGAATTAATCAATGCAAGTAGTTCGTTGTATTTTCCATTGTCTACTTTAGGTCCAAAGTGATATGCAGTCTTATCTTTATAATTTTTCTCCTGTAATGCACCCATAGCTTTCCATAACTCTTCATATCCTTCAGCAGCTGTAGGTACATGATAATGATTCCATGTCCCGGGATATTTCCAACTTCCATCAGATCTAACTCCATTAGGTGGAATATTTGCGTGTAACCATCTACAACATCTGCCATCTGCTTGCAAATCTCCCTTTTTAGCTTGAAACCCAGCTTGTTTACCCCATTGTCCAAATCCAGAATGTAAATCTACAATTCTCCAGAATTCTTTTCCTTCGGGTCTGTTTTCTGTTTGTCCAGCATTTCGATCGAGACCCCATAAAGTTTCGCCAGATTGATCAAACATTGTATAATCTGGTTTATCTAATAACCATGCTTTAGAGTTGAAGTTTCCAATAACTGCAGGGAATTTTATAAAATGTGCTGGATGTAGATAACCTCCTTCAATTTTGACTATTCCTTTAGTTAAATCATTAAAGGCTGTACTTTCAGTTTTAATTATACCAAATCGGTCAGCCTTTGCACCTTTCCATTTCGCTGTTATTTTAGCTATATTTTCCGCTATTCTTGGGTCTTTAGCTGGACCAGTCGGTGCAATTGGGTCTGCATCAATTGGATATTTATTTAGTATAACATTTTTAGTTTTTACTACCTCTATTATAGCAGTGTTAGCGTCTGTAACTTTTTGACCAACTACTATGCCTAGCTCAGTAGCTGTCATTATAGTTTTTTTCTTTTTATTAATTGTTTTTGTTCCATATACAGCAATTGTACCAATATCTGGAGTTTCTGCAAATCGATTACTTTCTTGAGCCCAAATTAACCAACTAGGTGCTGCGTTAAGTAAGAATTTTTTTCCAGCTTTAGATTGACCACTTGGTAATTCTGCTCCGGCTTCTTTCCACCAAGTAGCTACTGCTCCTGTTCCCCATGGTACGTTACCAGGATTGCAGTTAACAGTACTTAAATACTCATTAACTCTAGCTCCTTTATAGCTAGTTGTATTAGGAGATACAATAATATCTTCTAAAATAGGTTTATTTAAATCTGTTAAAGCTAATTTCGCTACTTTAATTGATTTTGTTTTTTGTGCACTAGTTATTAGCGCATTTAAAGCTACGACCAGATCATTATCGTTAGGCTCTTTAGGCTTTGTTAGATCAATTACAGCTTTATCTTTAGCTGTAAGTATTTTTAATTCTTCATCTTCTACATTTTCATCAATTTTATCTACAAATATTTTTTCTGTAGGTATAGTTTTTACAGGTACAGAAACTGCTATAATAGCTCGAGTATGATCCGGGATTTCAACACCGGCAGGGAACTGACCCGGGTTGGCTGCGATGATATCATTGATAAGCTCTTGCTCCTGTTCCGCTGTTGTTATAACCAATCCTGCCATTGGTGTATCGGAATCGGCATCGACAGTAGGATTTTCTCTACCAGCTACATCACTACCTTCTTTAATTGCCGCTTGTTTATATAATTCCTCTTCATCTTCTTCATTATGACTATCATAGTATGTTATAAAAGCTGTTGAATTAAATGCTTGAGATTCTAAATCAGCTTGCAGTGTATTTTCAGACGCGGCTCCGTAGGAGCTTGACGCTCCTTGGGTTCCTTCTTCAGGCTCATTATATAATGTTGGGAATGGTTCAGGCATAATATATTAACTAATATCGTAATTTTCTTCATTAAATAGTTGATCCGTAGTTTTATTATACGCATCATGGAGTCCAGCAATTTCATCGTCATTTAAATCAACAGCTTTTGTAATAGCATCGTTAGCAAATTCTTGAATTTTTTCAGCCTCTTCTTTTTCTTCCGGAGTCATTTCAAAGTCTTTAAGTGTTGGAGCTGGTCTTGTTTCAATTGTACTAGAAGCTTCTGAGCTAACTGATGCTTTCTTTTTAGTAAAAGAAACTTCACTTAATAACAACGTCTCTATTTGAGCTTTAAGCGACTCAACACCAGCCCATTGCGGTGTAAGCAACAATGGTATACATGGTCCAGCAACTGGTGATATAGGCGTAATTGTACCTAATATTTGAATTAAATTTTCCATCCAAGTTTTAAATGCATTACCTAATATTAAAGCTTCTTTAGAATCAGTACCTAATTCAATTTTAGTTGCATTTAATGATATAGTTTCTTTAGCGTCAATAGTAATTGACGTTTCTGATGAAAGACCTATACCGTTTTTTGCAAAAGCTATAATTTCTTTTTGAGTGCTATTAAATATAATTCGTCCGGAAGAAATTAAAGTTTGTGGAGTAACACCCCATTTTTCATCTTTCCAAGAATTTATTTTGTATTTTTTATTAGCAGTTAATACTCCAGAAGCTTGTTCAAATTTTAATTCTTGCCCAGAAGCTTGTACAATTACATTTTCTTCATTGGTAAAATCTTCTGTAATAAAATCATTAATTTCTTTAGTGTCTGTACTTTGAGTTGTATTTCTATATATAGTAATAGGCTGTCCAATTGCTTTTGAAAAATTTGGTGGAATTTTAAAATTTCCAGATTTAGGTGTGGTTGAAAATCTAATAGAATTTCCATATCGCCCTGAAATAATAACATCTCCTACATAAGGTTGAAGTGATTTAACTGCGATATTTTCTGAAAAATCGTTGTCTACTTTTGGTGGCTTAGATTGCTTGGTATCACCTGCAGCAGATTCATTGTATTTTTTATCATCTCCACTAACTTCCGTAGTAATAGTTTTAGCAGACACTGTTGGCAATGCGTTGTTATGAATACTAAAATTTAAACTAACTATGTCTAGATAATACATTGTTCTAGAATCTGTTATTCCATTTGAATAAGAATCGGGTGCGTCAATTAATAAAACAATTTCTCCGATTATCGGAACTCTAATGTAACTAAAATTTAATGGAACGGCGGTAATTATCGAAGGTGATATTTCAGGTATTTCAGGATCAACTAGTTGGCCATCTAATATTTTAACTTTGATTCCATATACTAATTGCGGAGTTAAATCAGTATATATTACTTCTACTACCTCTCCTGCTAATAATTCTATTACTGACTGTTGCATTTAAACTAATCCGTCTTGAATATCATTTAACTCTGATTCTATTTGAGTTTGCTTAGATGATAAATTAACAACTTTTGCATTGACTTCGCTATTAGCTCCTGCAATTTCATCTAACTCTCCTATTAATTGCTTTTTTTCTTCTTCTGTTAACATCCAAGAGTTACCAGTTTCAGATTGAACTCTGTTATTAGTAGAAACTAAACGTTGAACAACGGCAGCTAGCTTAACTAAATGCTCGTCATTTTTAACTCCTACTTCTAAATACTCTTTTATTAATGGAACAATAACTGTAGCATCTCCAATGTTTTTAATTAATGGACGAAGCTCGCCAATTAACAAATTTATTTGACGATCTTTTTTAGTACTGTTAGAATAAATGTCTTTCATTAAATCAGAAAATGATTTACCTTTAAAAATTTCTATATCAAATTCCATATTTACTTTAAAATAAATATCTTAATCTAGAAATTCTGACTTTTTAAAAATAGATTGTGATAAAACGGCTGCGCCAGTGTGTTTATAATTGTGATACATGTCCATGTATATAGATTTCATTATATTAACTACTCGAGTAATATATTGAGTTTTAACTCCGGTACGATCTCTAATTAAAATATAAAGTGCTTTTTTATTAAAATTTTCTATGTTTTCTCTATTACGAAATAATTCTAATACTGAATCTGCAACTGACAAGTCTATATGCTTTTTAAATATTGAAGCTAAATTGATGTCCATATACTTTATAAACAAATCCATAAATTCAAATTTTTCTTGAACTTCTTCACTACGCATTACTTCATTGATGATATTTCTATCTTCGTCAATTGATTCTGGTTGAGTTGAATTTTTAAATTTATTATAATTTCCATTATTGTGAATAATTAAATAATTTTTTGCAATAATAGAAAAATACGAAAATGCTTTTCCTTTAGAAGGATCTGTATATTTATGAATTTTTTCATTTAAAAAAGCAATTACTTCATGTTTAACGTCTTCATATGGAATGTCAAAATGATAAAACTTAAATGTATGAATAATATTTTCAACTAGCTTATCAAATGGATATTTAATTTCTGCGTCGTATAATTTATTACGTTCTATTTCATCTTCTAAAAGATTGTAAAGCAAAATAGCATTTTCAGTTTCTTTTGTAAAATACTGTTTTGTTTTAGGTTTACGACCTCGAGTTTTTACTTCAGGAGTTACTACAACAACTGGCTCTATTTCTTTTGTATTAGTCTCTAAATTCATATACTGATTCTATTGCTTTAGTTAAGTCCGAAGACATTTCTTTAATTTCTTTAAATACAAATCCTACTTCATCATCTGAAGCAAATGATCCGCGAATGTCAATTTCTTTTAATTGAATTTCCATATCTAATACTTGCTCACGAAGGCTTGATAATTTAGTTTGATAATAAATTACCGTTTCTTCTAAATCTTCATTTTGTTTAATTAAATTCCAAATGCTATACCCCATTGCAATGCTAGCTATGAGTAATAAAATTATAATTGTTATTGCCATTATCCAAATATTTTATCAAATGCAGATTTTAAATTTTCGTCTGCAATTGGATTGTTTATGTTAGTTAGTTTTGATTTTATTTTTGTCGCTGCTGTGTCTGTTGAATGTGCTATATTACCTTCAATTAAAGTAGCTAAATGATCTGCGTGATGTAATAGTATTGGCAAATCCGTTTTCAAAGCAAACTCAGGCATTCCTGCCATTAAATAAGATTCATTTCCTTTACCATATAATCCATCATGTAATTTAATTGCTAAATATTCATTCTCTGAAAATTTTATTCCATATTCTTGCAATAGAAAAATACTTCTATCTGGAACTTTCATAAATTGAAGAGCTGGATTAATTTTATATATTTGACCTCTTTCAACGTGCCATCTAGAATCGTTTGGAATATAATAATCTTCAGAGCTAGATCCTACTTTACCTAAATCGTGATTAATAGCTGCAAATACTACTTCTTCTAAAGTAAATTTAGTTGTGCCAGCTCCTGCTTCAGTCCATACTTCAAACAATTTAATAGCAGTTTTAATAACTCTATTAACGTGATCAATATAACCTCCTGGAAAGCAGTTATGTCTAGTTGAATGTGAAGATGCCGGAGCAGTTAAAACTCTATCAGATAGAGATTCATACATTTTAATTAATAATTCTTTACGTGGATTAGAAATATATGTATTAATATATTCAATAAACGTTTGCCATTGAAGTTCAGTGTCTTGTTTTCCCATAAATTTAAATTACTTGATCTATTAATCCTAGTTCAGCTGCTTTGTCTGCTGTCATGTAATAATCTTTTCTACATGCTTTACGCCAAAAATCTTCGTCTTGTTTAGTTTTCTTAGCCATCATTTTATAAAAATCTTCTTCTAATTCATCAATATGCTCTGCATTAGCTTTGATGTCTGCTGACTTACCAAATATATTAGCTGAAGCTTCATGCACCATAATAGTGGTATTTTTCGAAGCAGCTCTAGTTCCAGTACCACAACATAAAATCATTGCAGCTGCTGACATTGCTCTGCCACGAGCGATTACATTGATTGGAATTGATAAAGTTTCCATATAATCAATAATACCTAAAGCTTCATATACATCACCTCCATTGGAATTAATTAATAATGTAATTGGATTGTCTTTAGCTTCTACTGGGCGATGTTCTAAAATTAATCTAACTTTTGAAATAAAATCAAATAAATTACCTAGAAGTATGTCTCCGTGAAGATATATAACAGAGTCATTAATACTAACTCCATAATCAATTTCATTATAAACTTCATTTTTAGAAGTATCGTCTTTGTCGTTTATTTTTTTTGTTTTTGCATTTGCCGGTTCATCATCATATAAACTTTTAAAAGGCACACTTTTACTTTTGTTATGTATAGTCATATTTTATAATTTTAATTAATATAAGAAATTAATTGTTAATATCAAAATTTATCTTACATTAATTTTTTAAGTTGTTTATTAGCTTTAGATAATGAACGAATTATTTCAGCTTTTTTACCTTTTCTAGTTTCATTAAATAATTTAGCTTTGAGTTGTTCTATTTCCTTGCCAGTAGCTAAAAACGCATCTGCTTTTTCTTGTTTAGATAATTTTATTTTTTCTTGTTTAACTTCAATAACTGTTACTGGCAATGTTCCTTTTAATGTAGGTTGCTCGATTCCTTTATGATACACGGTACCATCTACAGCTACAAACTCTTTCATAAATGTCCAGCCTTTAGGTTTATCTGATTTTACTACAGCACTTCTTATTAATGGGCCTTCAGTAACTGCAGCAGTACACTTCCAACAAATTACTGCAGTAGCATCATTTCCAACTCGAGACCATTCATTACAAATTTGACCTTTAAAATATTTGCCACCAGGTTCAGAATTTTGGCAAATCATTGATCTCCGGCCTATTGAATCAATTTTTGTTTTGTAATGTGATTCGATAACGGGTGTAGATTCTTTAGATTTATTTTTCATAACTTTATTTAATTAGTACGTTTTAGAATTTGATTCATTATATAAATCATCTAATTTTTTATTTCTTTTACGCTCTTCTTCCTTTCGTATAGATTCTTTATATTCTTCTTTAGTATTGTTCCTAGGCTTAGATATTATAGCACTCGGTTCAGACTGTTCTAGGGGTTGTTCCGACGGTAGATCGACTATATTATCTGCTATTATTTCGTTAGGATTTAAGAAAAAATCAGGTTCATATGGAATATACTCTTCTTTTGGAAAATTAATTTCTTTTTGAGGAGTTTCTTTTGGTTTATTATCTTCCGGTGTCTTAGACATAGAATTAAATACTAACACCATACAAATAGCTAATGGATCAAATACAATTATAAAAAGTATAATTAACACATTAACTACGCTATCCATTGAAACGTTTAATAGTCGAGCTACATAAGATAAAGATCCTAATTCAGAAGAAATATTATTTTTCAATCCTAATTGAGTTATTTTAACTTGAATTTTTTTTGCAGAGTCAGAATATGTAATTATATTTTTATTTAAATTATCAATATCTAAATTAATTAATTTAATTACTGCGTCTGTTTCTTTAGCGCTTCTATCTGCTGATTTAGAAGATCTTTTATTAGTTACCAATTGACTTGCACGTACTTCTTGTGAATTTCTAATATTAGATAAATTAGTTAATTGACTAGTTTTTGTAGTTAATTGCAATTTATAATTATCTACTGAAGATTCATAATATGATTTTTGAGTTGATAAGCTGTCAGTTTGAGTTTGAGTTAAATCATATTTAGATTTTGTCTCACTATACGCGCTAGATAAAAATCCATAAATTCCAATTGAAGTAATTATTGCAATAATTGAAATTGCAATTAACAAATACAATCTTAAAGTTTTATTAATAGTAGACCAAGCTTGATATAAAAATGAAGTTATAACTAATTTAGAAGCTTCTAATGTCGACGCCATTACCATTACAGCGATAGCTGCGCCAGCAAATAATTTCGATAGTCCTACTATTGAAAAGAAAGCTGCACAACCTGCTAGAGATATTGCTATTAATACTACAAGAAATTTAAGTACA